ATGCTGAACGACGCGAAGATCAAGGCGGCAAAGCCGAGGGACAAGGATTATCGGCTCTCCGATTCCGGGCAGCTATATCTTCAGGTCTCCCGCGCTGGCGGCAAGCACTGGCGCATGAATTACACCTACGGGAAGAACGCCAAGGGAAGCCCGGCCCAGAAGACGCTCGCCTTCGGCTCCTATCCTGCCGTGTCGCTGGTGGAGGCGCGCGCAAAGCGCGACGCGGCAAAGCTGCTGCTGCGGGATGGCAAAGACCCGGCCGTCGAGAAGAGGATCGCCGTCAAGGTCAGGACCGAAGAGAACGCCAACACCTTTCAGGCGGTCGCTGAGCGATGGTTCGAACTCAACAGCGGCTGGTCGATGGAGAAGTTGCGTGCCTACCGGGACGCGAACGCCGGGAAATGGTCGCACAAATCGGCGGAGCGGTGGAAGACCTCCCCGGCGCCGTGGTCGGCGGTCCACAGCGCCGACGTGATCACCAGCCTGGAGCGCGATATATTCCCTGAGATCGGCGCGCTCCCCATTACCGTCATCAAGGCCCCCAAGCTGCTGGACGTCTTGCAGAGGATCGAGAAACGCGGCGCGATCGAGACGGCCCATCGCCTGCGCCAGCGATGCGCGGGCGTCTTCGCCTATGGCATCGGCGCTGGCCTTTGCGAAATGAACCCGGCGGCCGGGCTGGGCGCGAATCTGAAGGACAAGCCCCGACCGAAGAAGCAGCCCTCCATCATCGACGGCAAGCGGACGCAGGAGGCCCGGATCGAGGCTATCCGCCAGATGCTGCTGGACTGCGAAGCGGAGCGTTGCCGCGCCACGACCAAACTCGCCTTGCGCTTCATCGCCCTGACCGCCGTTCGCCCCAATGAAGTGCACGGCGCGCGCTGGGATGAGATGCACGATCTGGACGGTCCGGAGCCAACATGGATCATTCCGGCCGCCCGCATGAAGGGCGATGAGGGGCGTAAGGGCGAGGTCGATGGCGATCACATGGTACCGCTGTCGCGGCAGGCAATAGCTGTGCTGGATGCGGCCCGGATGGTCACCGGTGGTTTCCCGCTGATCTTCCCCGGCGAGCGCAATCCGCACCGGCCTATGTCGGAGAATACGCTGCGGGAACTGCTGATCCGAGGCGGTTATGGTGGGCGGCATGTGCCCCACGGCTGCCGCGCCGCCTTCTCGACCTATATGAATGAGCGCGCCAAGCTATTGGGCAACGTGGATGATCGGGCGATCATTGATCTCATGCTGGCGCATGTTCCATCGAACCGGGTAGAGGGCTCGTACAACCGCGCCGCCTATATGGAACGTCGGCGCGAACTGGCACAGGAGTGGGCGGACATATTGCTTGATGGGTTCTGGCCACCCGAAATCCATCTGGGGCAGCCGATACGGTACGCGGCGACTGGACCGGGCCGCGTTACGATTTGAACTTCGCGGCGAGCCAAGCAGCTTCCGAAGCGTGTTCTTCCTCGTAGCGATGCACTCTGCCGTTCGGCAACAGGATCGTGTCTGCGTTGCTGACGCCTCCGTCATCGGGGCCGTCCGGCGTCACCGCTCGAACATTGCCATCGGCGCAGAGAGCCCACCCGATGACAGTGGTGCGATAAACCCCATCATCGGCGCTGTCACCGGCATAAAGGAAGTAGGTGCCAGCGTCGGCCGGAATGAACTGAATTGGGCCTTCCGTTATCGTCTTTGCGTCCGAGGGGTATACCTCTACGGCGTCGTCCCCATCTAGATCGACGCGAACAGTGTCCACCTTGGAGTCGGGCAGCTTGCGAGGCTCATGTACCTTTCTGACCCGGCTTACGGGGAAAGATCGGCCTTTGGTATCAGTGAAGAACCGCATCAGGCGCGCTCCTCACTCTTGTCGTCCCGGATCGCGTTATTTATCACGTTGGGCCAATCTTCAAGGAACTCCGCAAGCTCAAACCGCTGGTCGGGAAAGGCGTGGTAAACAGCCCAGATGACGGCTGTAACGCCTTGCTTCATGACGCCTTCACGAAGATAGCCGCCCGTCGCCAGATCGCTGATGCCCGTGGCAAAATCGTCGGCAAGTTGCTCGATCGATTGTTCCAGCGTTTCATTCTGTCGTTCCATCATTCCCCCTGCTGTGCCTCGCGCTGCGAATCGCGCCACGCCAATATTTCGCACTCGCTCCAGCGGCTTGCAAAGCCCCCAGGCTTATATTGTTGTGGAAAATTGCCCTGCCGTATCAGGCGATAGATCATTGTCTTGCCCAGGCCGGTGATCTCCTTGACCTCTGCGAGCGTGATGAGGCGGTTCGTCATCGCCTGTTCCTTTCCGCAAGCTTTCGCAGCGCTCCGAGATGGTCCGCGATCCGCGACAGGGGCCAGCCGATCCAGATGATGGCCAGCAGCAAGAGGATGCCGGTGCCCTCGGTCATTGATCATTATCCTCAATTAAGCAGGGGTAGATGCGGCGCGGGTCGAGGCAGGACAGGCACTCGCAAGGGGCCGAAAGGTCTAAGTATCGCTCGCTCGCCCTCCTTGGCGGCCGAAAATTCGGCCCGTTGAGTTTTGCGGCTAGGTCGTAAAACTCAGGCATCGACCACCTCCGACCAATCTTCCGCCGAACCGGGCAGCGCGTCATCAGCGCACCCGGTGGCGGCATCTGGATCATCCGGCACTTCCTCATAGGCCATCAGCAACACCTGGCGGAGTTGCATGGCCCGGTCATCGCCGCCGCCCTTGGTCTCATTCAGGAAGCTTGCCCATTCCCGTTGATTGCGGGTCAACAGCGTCCGGAACATGCGATCCGGATCATATGCCTCAGGCGGTGAAATCGCGAGTTTCGTCAGCGCCGTGAACATGCTGGCGCCGGCGTTCAGCACTTCATCGGGGAACGCCTCGGCCATAGTGCGGAGCGCGTCGGCGCAGACCTTCTCACCATGCTTGCGCAGCACTTTGGCGATGGCGCTGGTAAAGGCGACCTCGCCTGGCACCCAACTCTGCGATCCTGTCTTGCGCGAGACTGTGAAGCCCGCGTCGGTGATCAGCCGGGCGATCACAATCGCCTCGCTGTCGCCGCTGGCGATGGCCGCGTGGAAGTCGTCCAGCCGGTTCATTGCCTTTCGGGTCCGGTTCATAGCGACGAACATCGCCGCCTCGTCCGCGACCGATCCATAGACCGCGACGCAGCAGGGCAGGAACGGAATGTCGCCGCGCAGCTTCGCCGCCGCGAGCCTGTGCTGGCCGTCGATGACCCAGAGCGTCCCGTCGTCGCGCTTCGAAACGACCAGCGGCAGGCACATGCGCCAGTCCCAGCCATTGGCGATCTTGGTAATCAGCGCCCGGCTGGCGCCGTTGTCGGTCGACCTCTGATAGCTGTCGTCAAGGTTGAGTTCGGCGGGGTTCCGGTTCTCGATAGATGGCGGCATGCCCTTGGCAGCGGGCCATTTCTTGCGGGTGGTGCTGGCCCTGGTTTCCGGCCGGGAAGAAATGGCAGATTTCCGGGCCTTCTGGCCGCTGCTGCCTGGTGACTGCGGCCGGGCGATTCCAATGAGTTCCTTTTGGGCCGAATCCACCCCAGAAGCCGCAGATTTCTGCGGGTTTAAGGTCGAGTTCCTGGGCGATTCCGCCTTATTCGGATCCAATGGTTTTTGAGCCCTGATCCGCGCGCTGATTTCGTCACTATCGTCGAAACGATCCGCGAAAGTGACGATTGCACGGCCACGGCCTTGCCGATTGATCTGGATGCGGCGGGCATCAGACAGGTCGGCTAGGATTTCCTGAACGCGACGCTCGCTGGCGATTTCAGCCTGGACCTTGATCTGGAGATCGGTTGGCCCGCTCATAGTGCCCTTCGTGTTCTCGACGTGGCGCAGATAGGCCATGACCCGCTCATGCTCAGCGGAATGGGCGCGACCATGCATTAGCGCCGCCCTTTGGAGCCGGGCAGCGAGGGGGCATGCTGCCCGGCTCCGCCAGCCGCCGCAGGGGGCGAAGCGGCCGGAACTGGATTGCTGAATGTCACGCGAGCGATTTCACGCATGACGATGTAGGTTGATCCGGGGCGCTGCTTTGCCAGGCGCTCAGCTTCGGCCAACGCCTCGCCCTCGGTCTGAAGCCGATACCGGGGATCGCGTTCCGGGTTGCGCCGCCAAGCCATGAAGGCATAGCTCTCGCGGGGAACGACGACGGCCTTGCTCTTCGACATGGTGCCGTGCTCCTTCATGCCGCTATCGGCGCGGGGGTGATCGGGAAAAGCTGCCTGACGCGACTGCGCGGGGCGGGGACGGGTTCCCCGTCGCCATCATCTGGACCGTCGTCATCGCCACCGTCAGGCCGCCGGTCTCCATTGCTGAAGTCGCTGCAAGATCGGGAGCGATGGGTTTCCGGCTGGGCATTGATCAGCACGCCGCCGACCTCAAAGGTCATCGGGAATGCAGCTTCGCAAACGCCCGTGTCTGCATCTTCTTTAGCGACGACAGGCTTCATCATGTCCGCTTCAGCGCCCTGGCGCCAATGAATGCATTTACCGCAAGTGCCGTAGCGTCTCAGCATGGCGCTTCCTCCTTGATGGGTTGATTGCTCGCCGGGCTGCGTGCTGCGGCGCTTGCCTTGGTCTGGCGACGCTTTGCCGGGATCGGCCCTCGCGCCTCGATGGCGCGGGCGCGGGCCTCCAGTTGCTCCGGGGTTAGGAAGCGCAGATACCTTCGCGCATCCTTATTCTTGAACCCCATGGTCGTGTTGATGTCCACGAACCGATGACCCTCGACCAAAAGCGCGATCACCCGCTGCCGACGTTCCAGTACGGCTGGCGATGACGCATAGGACTGCCCAGGCACTCGATTGTGGCGGTGCCCTTTGACATAGCTGTCCACGCATCCGTAGGGATGGAAGCGGTCCCTTCCGCACCCGCATTTGGGATGAGTGCCCTGCAATTTCATGATCGCCAGAAAAGGAGCAGCCACGCGGCGGATCGTATCCAGCCGCAATCCGGTGATCGCGCGCAGGTCGCGCAGGCTCATGACGCTCGGAAGCAGTTCGACAATCTGCGCCGCGACCTCAGGCGTTATCCGCTTGTCATTGTCCTGCGTCATTTCACGATCCTCAGCGCTGGGGCGGCCTGTTCGTCCTCCGCATCACCGAGAAGCGCGCTCTGCATGTCCTCGGCCGATGTCGCAGGCAGCGGAACAAGGCCTTGGGCTCCGTTGGTGCCGCTCGTCATGACCGTGCCGACCGCGACCTGAACGGGGCGCCGAGCTATCGCTGGCCCAAGTCCGAGAAATTCCCCGCGCTTCAGATCGCGGATGCGCTCGACGTCCTTTGGTACGAGACCGAGCAGATCGCCAGCGCGCTTGATGTCGATGTCGAGGAAGGTGCGCCCCATCAGAAAGTTGGATGCCTCGGCCGCGACGTTCTTATGCAGCTTCGCCAGCCGCTGCGTGGCCAGTATGCCGGCAAGCCCACGCTTGCGGCCCCGGCACATGAGGTTCGTCATGGCCAGCAGGACTCCTTTGCGGATTTCCCTGTCTTCGCCTCCGTCGTTGGCGGGGGCGAACAACTGTGCTTCATCGACAAACACCAACGCCGGGAGCCAGTGTTCGCGGGGGGCATCGAACAGTCCGCCAATGAAGGCGCCGACGCATTCCATCTGCTGCTCGGCATCGTAGGCTTCGAGGTTCAGGACAACGGAGCCCCGATGTTGGCGGGCTCGCATCGCGATCTCCGCGAGCTTGCTGACCTTATGGTCATGGGCATGGATGATTGTGTGGCCGAAGGTCTCGCCCAGCCCGACAAAATCACCTTCGGGATCGATGATGATCTGCTGCACGATCCCGGTGCTCTCTTCGATGATCTTCCGGAGCAGGTGGCTTTTGCCGCTGCCGCTGTTTCCCTGAACCAAGAGCCTGGTGGTCAGCAGTTCTTCCAGATCGAGCGATACCGTCCGCCCGGAGAAAGTGCCGATCTCCAACGCATTTTCTCCTTGCGGCTGCACTGGTGCCGCAAATGCAATCTGGGCCTCTTCGGGAGTGATGCTTGCTGCATCGCGCAGGGGCGCGGCGGGGCGAGCAGCCTTTGGCTTGCCCTCGAACCCGAAGTCTGAAGCGCGCGGTCGGGACTCCACGTACCGCTTGACCGGGGCGGGCGCCGGCGCGGCCTGCCCATTGGGCAGGTTCTCAGGTAGTCCAGCATCTTTACGCCAGTGGATGATGTTATTGACCGATGTCGGGATCGCATCAGCGATCTCACGGTCAGTCTGGCCAGCATCATGCAGGGCAAGAGCCAGTAGCTTTTGCGTTTCCCCAAAGAAGACGCCGTGACGCTGGTGCATCATTCCGCTCCTGCCTCTTCATAGGATTTGCGCAGCGCCCGAAGCATCACTTCGGCGCGCTCCATCCCGCCCTCGACCCCGCGCGTGACCTCCTGCCAACCGGGCAGGCCGACTTCCGCCAGCACGATCTGCATGAGGTCAAGATCGAGGGGATTGCCCGAGGTGTTGGCTTCATGGATGAGCTTACACAGCGCGTCGAAAATGGAACTGCCGCCAACCATCGCCAGCCCTTCGAAGGCCTTAGCCATGGTGGAGAGAGCGAGGACGGCGACCTCCTGTCCCTGCGCCGTCAAGGCCCGCTTAATGGCGTTGACGAAAACAACTTCGCCCGGCTTCCAATATTGCCAAGCTGCGATCCGGCCTACGGCCAGCCCGGCGCGCTGCACTGTCTCGTTGATCTCCAGCGCCTTCTTGTCACCCGCCACGACCGCCGCATGGAAATCGTCCAGCATGCCCATCGCCCGCCGCGACCTGTTCGCTTGCACGAACAGTTCCGCTTCGGCCTTCGGATCATCGAAATCGAATATGACGACCGGCAGATGCGGAATGTCCCCGCGAAGGCTCGCTGCTTCCAGCCGGTGCTGGCCGTCGATCACGAACAGTTCGCCATTGCGGCGCGAGACGAGCAAGGGAAGGCAGAGGCGCCAATCCCAATTTTCCGCGATCTTCACGATCAGCGTCCGCGACGCCCCGCCCTCGATCGAGCGCTGATAGGTGTCATCCACCTTGAGGTTCTCCAGCGGCTGGAACTGTGGCGCTGGGGGCGTTCCGATCGCTGGCTTGATCCGCAGCGGCTTATCCATGCCGATCCTCGACTTGCGGCCGGACCGAAAGGCTTGCCTCTGCGCCTTCATCGCTTCGGTTTTCTCGCTAAGATCGGCCACGACCTCATTGTCGGCTCCGGCGATCTGCTTCAGCTTTTCGGGCATCACCTTGGGGAGGCAGGCGTACACGCCATTATTGATTTCGAAGACCGCAAAGCCACGCTGGACCTGGGTCTCTCCGTCAGATGCATCAAGATTGAAGCTACCGTCGGCGTCTAGTTCCGACAGGACCCGCTCTGCGATCCACTCAGGCAGCGCCCGCTGCCCCGTGTGAATGTGGATTTTATTAGGCGCGGACATGGGGCGCCCCCTCTTCAGCATCGGCGCGGAGCGCGTTGACGACAAGGACGTCCTGGCGGATATTGCGGGCCAATTCCGGGTAGATCGGATCAACAGACTCCGCCCCTGCCGGCCAGGTCTGCGACAGATAGGCGCTGATGGTGCGGAGCGCTGCCTTGATGCCTTCGCACAGTTTGGTGGCATCGTCCTCGGTTTCGGGCACGATGTCGGGCAATTGATCGGCCATGGCGGATGCCAATCCGGCCAGAATCATGAGGTCGCGATCATCACCTTCGGGGTGAAGGTGGAGAAGGGCGTATTGGGCCTCCGTCAAAACCTTGAAAGAGATGGTGCTGACATTCTGAAATGCGACGTTTTTGCGCACGGATGCCAGTCGTTCTGCGCGGGTATGGAGCGCTTCGGCTTTGGCGATATGGCGGGCCATCTCTATGATGGAAGTCGCCGTCTTTTCGGCATGCAATTCTGCTGCTCGCGGAGCAGCATCGCTCCGCGACGTGTTGCCGTTAGGCATAGTCGGGGTCTCCTGTGTCTAAGTGACAGGAGAGACCGTGCGCTTGCCCCTACCGAGGGGCTACGGACGCCAGCGCGCTCCTGCCTGCATCACCGTCTTCGACCCGTGGGCGATCAGGTGACGCGACAAGAGATAACCAGTTTTCTGGTTACTGCAACAATTATTTTTGTTGAAAAATCGTTACACGCGGCGAGCGAACCACACGACGCGGCCAAGTATTTGAACTTCCTCAGCTAATCGTTCGGTTGTTCGATATATCTCGTTGCGGCTGATCACCCTAACCTTCGGTGGCTCGCTGTCGTGAATCTTCTCCAGATATTTTACGACATAGCCGTCGCCGTCCCAGAGGCAGAACGCGCCTGGCTGCGCGAGGGACGTTTTCCGCTTGTCGACCAGAAGTTGATCGCCGGACTGAAAGTCTGGCGTCATGGAATTTCCTTCTATCTGGATTGCAAGAAGGTCTTTGGGTTTGGCCCTGAGTTCATATTCGACCAGGGCGCGAGAGAAGGCTATCTTCTCAACATCGCCCTCCCCGGTTCCTCCTCCGCCGGCGCCCGCATACGTCGGTAGAACCTCGACGTCGACAGACGCGGTGCCACGCTCGAAGGTGCGGTTTCCTTCATCGCTAGCCAGTTCGCTGAGCGCTTCATAGACATATTGAGCCCAGCCCGGCATGCGCTTTGCCCGGCCCTGCTCAAAGGCAGAGATGGTTTGCTGTGAGAGGCCGATATTATCTCCCGCTGCCCTCGCTTTCGCGCGCGCGAGATCGGCAAGCTCTGCGGTGGAGATGTTCAACGTCCGGCGCGAGTTGCGGATAAATTCCGCCAGCCCAGCAATGCTCTCTTGTTTATATCCACTCATTTTTTTGTCATACCCCCTCTGACGCGCGAAATCCCTACAAAAATAATTGTTAAAGTCTGGTAAAGCGGCTATGGTCCCTGCCATGTCGCCTCAAGAAGCATTCGCCACCGCAGTTCAGAAGGCGGGTGGCCAAGCAAATCTCGGCCGCAAGGTCGGAACATCCCAACAGCGGGTTTGGTATCATCTCAGCAAGGGGCATCCCATGCCTGCTGAATGGGTGTTGGCCGCTGAGCAGGCAACCGGCGTGCCAAAGCACCTCATTCGGCCCGACATCTTCGCTGCTCCTGCCGAGGCGGAGTGACGCCGATGTCTGGGGGCAGATCATATCGTCAGCAGCGGTCGGCGGCAGAGGCGGCGCAGTTCCAGCGCATCGTGGAAGAAGCGAAGGCGAGGCATAGCCTGTCCGATATTGTCGCGCGCCACACCAACCTGAAGAAACGCGGCCCGCGCGAGCTGGTAGGACTGTGCCCGTTCCATAGCGAGCGGTCGCCCAGCTTCGAAGTCAATGACGCCAAGGGCACCTATCATTGCTGGGGATGCGGCGCGGCCGGCGATGCCATCCGCTTCCTGGTCAACAAGGAAGGGATGACATTCATCCAGGCTGTTGAGTGCCTGATGGGCGAGGCCTTCCCCGTGATCTCTGACGAGGAGCGCGCGAAGCGAAAGGCCGAGGACGAACGGGACATGGCCGAGCGCATCGCGCTTGCCCGCTCGATCTGGTCGAGATCAGTACCTGCATCTGGCACTCCCGCCGAAGTCTATGCCCGGTCGCGCGGAATCACGATGGACCTGCCGGAGACGGTCCGGTTCGTCATGACGCCGCGCTGGCGTGATCCGGAGACGGGGGAGGTCGGCCGCGATTTTCCCGCCATGGCTTGCGCGCTACAGGACGGAACCGGGGCAGTCGTCGGCGTGCAATGTGTCTTCCTCGCTCATGGTGGCCGGAGGAAATACGAACGCATCAAGGATGACGGCACCAGGGCGAAGGCGAAACTCAGCTATGGGGCTGTGATCGGATCAGCGTTTCGGATCGGCCCCCCGTCCGATCATCTCATCATATGCGAAGGTCCAGAGGACGGACTGACGCTGCGGCAGCAGCTTCCGGACAAAACGGTCTGGGTTGCATGCGGCACCGCGCTCATGCCCCGCGTGTCGATACCCTCAGAGGTGCAATTCATCACCCTGGCAGGTGACAACGGCAGCGCCGGACGGGTTGCGGTCGATGAGGCGACCGCCGCGTATATGCGGCTAGGCTTGGCGGTAGGCGCCATCTTTCCCGACCCCCCTTTCAAGGACTGGAATGATCAATTGCGGGGGGTGCGCAACTGATGGCGACGCTCGCGCAAAAGATGGACGAAGCCGATTTTGCCCGCCCTGAACCCCTGCCGTTGACGGGGGAGATCAGCAAGGGCGAGGAATACCCGCTGGAGGCGTTGGGCGAAACGATCGGATCGGCTGTCGCGGCCATATCGCGCAAGGTGATGGTGCCCCCGGCGCTCGCCGCCAATTCGGTTTTGAGCGCCTGCTCCCTGGCCGTTCAGCCCTATGTCAACGTCCTGCTGCCGACTGATCAGGCGCGCCCGGTCAGCCTGTTTCTGGTCACGGTGGCTGAGAGCGGCGACCGCAAATCGACAACCGACGACATCGCGACAAATGAAATCGGTCAGTATCAGCGCGACCTTCAGGAGCAGCATGCCCGAATGGAGCATGAACTCATGGCCCGCAAACTCGCCTGGGATACCAGCAAGAGCGAAGCGCTGACCCAGTCGAAGAAGAAGGGCCGGGAGGCGATCGAGCAGGCGCTAAAGGATCTCGGCCCGCGCCCTCAAGACCCGATGACGCCGGTCATAACGGTCCGCGTCGGCACGACGCAGGGCCTGATCAAGCAATTCGAGCACGCCCGGCCATCGTTGGGCCTGATGTCCGATGAGGGCGGGTCATGGCTGGGCGGATACGGGCTATCGGAAGACAGCCGCCTGTTCACCGTGTCGACGCTCAGCGATCTTTGGGACGGCAAGCCGGTCCAGAGGCTGACGGCCGGCGAAGGCTCCACGTCCCTGTACGGCCGCCGCCTGACATTTCACATGATGATCCAACCCATCCTCGCCGGCAGGCTGCTCGGTGACGCGGAGTTCAAGGGACAGGGCTTTCTCAGCCGCCTGCTGGTTGCCCAGCCGGAAAGTCTTGCGGGGACGCGCCTTGTTGATCCCCGTGCGCCGGCCGATCCGGCAATAGCTCAGGCGATCGAAGGCTTTGACCGAAGGCTTGCGCAAATCATCCGGGCGAAACTTCCGATGGATGAGGAAACCCGCGCGCTGAAGCCAAAGGCTATTCCGCTGACGCCGATGGCGAAGGAAATTTGGTGGGCATTCGCAAACGAGTTGGAGCGGAGGATCGGCAAGGGTGGCGATCTAGCAGACGTTCGCGGATTCGCCACAAAACTTCCGGAGCAGGCGGCACGCATAGCCGCAGTGCTGGCGGTATTTCATTTCGGGCCGAAGATCGACGCCATTGAGGACGAGATGCTCGCGTCCGGCATTACCCTCGCACGATATTACCTCACAGAGGCGGTCCGCCTGTTCGGCGTCGCCTCTCCCAACCAAGTTTTGGTCGACGCCCAGGTAGTCTCCGACTGGCTGAAAAACGACTGGAAGGAAAACCTGATTTCGGTCGGCGCCATTCAACAGCGCGGCCCAGCCCAGATCAGAAAGCGTAACGCCGACCAGATCAAGGAAATCATCGCCGCCCTTGTCCGCCACGACCATCTTTCCGCCCCTATGACCGGCGGCGGCATGGTGTCCGGCAAGAAGGTGCGCGAGTGCTGGAGGATACAGGTCCGCCATGCGTAACCGCGCTCTTTCGCAAACTATAGCAGCCCCAAGCGATAGTCTTGATGCATTCGAAATATCGGCAAAAGCCGAGGATTTCCGCCGGTTCCGCATGAACCGGGCTGAGACTTTAGCAGCTTTAGCAGCTTTAGCAGGGGGCAAGGATTGGGCGAAGGGCGTAGATGCCCTGTTACGGCTTCCGGACCCCGCCTTCATGTCGCGGCAAGGCTGGGATACCTTCTGCTGGCGCGTTCACCAGTTCGCTACCGAATGGGCCGATGACGGCCTGCGGTACGGCTGGACGATGTTGGATATGTTCGGCTGCAATCCTGACCCGGCAGCCCGCAGGGTCGATCGAAATGGCGTCGCCATGACGATCGGCCGGATGCTCTCGCCTCTGACGGTCTGCGCAGTAGACGCGGATGGCTGGCACCTTGCCGACCAGCGCGGCTCACTGCTTCGATACCCCCGGATGGAGCGCTTAGGGCAGGTGCCAATGTGGCAGGCATTCGCCCCGCGCTCTGGCCCATAGCTTTAGCAAGGAGGCTGCTAAAGTGCCGCTAAAGTTTTCATCGACAGGCCTGATCCACCACGTTCCAACAGGGAATGGAGGGCGGATAACCTATTGTTATATATATAATAATGATGGAACATATTATGAACATTGATATGTTTTATAGCCTCTTTAGCAGGGCTGATGCTAAAGCTGCTATTGTTGCTAAAGTTCGCAAAATCCCCCTCGGCCGGCTGATGCTCTGCTGGACGCCGGGTGGCGAAGTCATGGCGGTCGAATGGCCCGATAGGGCCGGCGTCGCGGCGCACCTATTCCGGAGCGACCTCGCCTGTTGCCAAGATTGGCACGAACTGGAGCACCACGAACGGGTGGTTAAGCTCTGGACTGTCGTCGGGCAGATCATCTGCCGCGACGGCGTCGACCCGGCGAAGGTCCGGCGCGCACTCGTCGCCTGCACCGATGTTCCTCTGGAACTGGTCGCATGAGTAAGCCCCGCCCCACCCCTGCCGCCGCGCTGACTTTTACCCCGCTCGCCGCCCTGGCTGTTGGAATAGCCTGGGGCTTCGCCGCCGCGTCTCTCGTCTACTCGCTTCGATACCGTTCACTGCGGCGCAAGATCGCCGTAGGTGGGGACGGTATTCCCTCTGCGGATACGGTCGCCTGGGCAGAGCGAATGGCCGATGAGGTCGAGGCGAGCCCGTCTCGGTATTTATCGGACGTGGACGAGCGGGCCTTGCGGGGCGATCTTCGACTCCCGCTTTCCGTCATCGATCATGCGCCAGTGACGGTGCGCGAGATGATGCGCCGGATGAGGCGCAAATCGTGAAGCGCTCCCGTCCGACCCCCGCCGACCTTGCTGCGTCTCTGACGGCGGTCAAGCTGCTCATCAAGGGGATGAACGGCGCCATGCCGACGTTGGCGGCGGAACTGCGGCGGGAAGCCTGCGAACGAATAGACGACGTGATTGACGACCTGGGGAGCATGAAGCGGTGACGGACAAGACGATGACGCGGGCAGAACGGATCGCAAAGGCTCGCGCTGATCTCGCGGCGGCCTATGCGGCGGACCCGGAAGGCGTGGCGCGGTTCAACGCCCGCATGGCGCGCCTGGCGGCGGCGCGGAAGCGTGAGCAGCAGCGGGTCGAGCATCTGGTGCTGGGCCTTCCGCGCCCGGTTGAACGCGTGATTGAGGGTAAGCGGAAGGGCCGCAGAAAGCCGAAGATGGTTGAGCGTCCTATGCGGCTGGAACCCGGCATCGAGGAAGCCGTGCAGGTTCGCGAGGCGTGGAATCACAAGGCTTACGGCACGCCTGAGACGTGGGAACGCTCGACCCGCACGCATGATGGCTCACTCGTCCAACTGCACCGCAATGGCACCATCGACAAAGACCAGCTCGAATGGGCAGCGCAGATCGCGAACGTCTATCGCAGCCTGGAGGCCGACGTGGCGGTGAAGGTGGCGAGCCTTGAGGCCCGCGTCGATCAGTCACGCGGTGGCGGTCGGGCGGCAGAAGGCGTGCTAAGGGTCCGAATGCACCTGGCATATGGCTATTGGCGAGACATGCTGCCCATGCCCAAGCAGATGGTGCTGGACATGATCGTAGGCGACGCGATCGGGTTCACCGTGGCGGCGCGTCGTTACCGGGTCCATAATCGGCGGGCTCGGCGCGAACTCATAGCGGCAATAGATCGCTGGCCATTGTGCGTGGCCGCCGCGTTCTCATTGGTCGGGCCCGAGGAAATCGACGCCATGAACCATGGCCAGATAGTCGAGCCGACTTGGCTCAATCCTTCGATCCGGCTGGCGTCTAACGAAGTCGACGAGCAGCCTGAAAATCGTCTCGGTCCAGATACGTCCGTCGCGTCTGCGATGCCGCCGATCGATGCTGCGTTCTTGGATGATCGTGGTATGTTGCGGGACTGGACCGACATCGCTGACATCATTCGGTCGAGGATTAGCGGGGTAACCTGATGGCGTTAATTTGCTTGCGTGATCAACCTGGCGTGGGGGTGCTTGAATGGGAAGTGGAGCAGCACGGCTGGAAGGACGAGACAATCGAGTGGGCTCACGATCTCGCTGAAGATCTGTTCGGCGTGTGCGAGATCGACATCGAGGATGAGATCGCCATGGACGATCCCCGTTTCGAGTTCCTCAAGCTGATGCGCGACGAGGCTGACGAATATTGGGGGCGGCTCGGCTGGGACATCACCGACGGCAAGGGAGGGCAACTCCGCGTTATGGAGTATCTCGCACGACCGTTGCTCTGCGCTGTGAAGCGCCTCCATCCCGACGCAGCTTTCACGATGGCGGAGGAAGCGTGGGCTGCGCAATTGGAGGCAGACGCAAAGAGCTTTAAGTCTACGCGAGGGTTATAAAAACCCTCTTGCAAGTGGCCACGAAATCGTCCAAAAAAGCCCAAGGACCATTGTGTCCAGCGAAGGCCCAGCGATACGCGTGGGCCTTTTTCGTTGGCTTCATGTTCCCGCTCTGACTGGTTTATCCCGGCGCATGCGCCGTTCCAGTTATCGGGCTTGCCCAAGGCCAGCAGCTAATCCGTCGCCACGGCGGGCGGTAAGGCAGACGTGCTATGAGCGTCCGCGCTGGTGACGGGTCATAATTGCCGACCGGACAGACCGAGAGGAAATCTGGCCGGCACCCCCGACGCGGCGGCGCTGAAGGAAGCGCAGGCCATGGAACGCTGGCTTAACCGAACCACCAGCCAAGGCCCCCGATCAGCAACGGATGGGTACAGCCAGAGGGACACCCGCCAGCAGCCGGTATCAAGCCCGGCCCGCGTCACGACATTTCGGAACAATTGGTTCCACTCGCTCCAGTTCCCCCGGCAACGGTGGAAGCCGCTGGCCTTTCGGTAACCCCTGAGATGGAGGGGTCAGCGGCAGTCATTCAGGAGGCGATATGCCCGACACCATCCCGCGCCGCATGTCGGTTGATGACGAGACGGTTGATTGGTCTATTGCTCCGCGCCTGTCGATCAGCGTGGATGGCGTCGTGCAGGATCAGGTCATCTCCTATGACATGGACGCCGGCCTGGTCGTGAAGTTCGCCGTAGACGCAGACGGCAAGGCTATCGTGGGGGACGACGAGTTGGTGAGAGAGGAGGTGCGGGGCGTCGTCACCGTGACCATGCGATCTGATGCCAAGCCGCCCACCCAGCCTGAAGGCTAAGCCTCGCGCCAAGGCTTGGTCCACCACGCGCAAGAGCAGGCAGGAGCGCGGCTATGGCCGCGAGCATGACCTGATGCGGGTCATGGTGCTGCAAGAGGAACCGCTGTGCCGTCCCTGTGCGGACGCCGGCCGCGTGACCCCGTCGACCATCGCTGACCATATCAAGCCCCTAAGCGAAGGCGGGACGGGCGACCGGGCGAACTATCAAGGCATCTGCAAGCCCTGTCACGACATCAAGACGGCCGAGGAGGCGGCGAGGGCGCGGAGGGCACGGGCGAGACCATAACCGGGCCGGATCGGACCCAATGGGTGGGGCGGGTCGAAAGTCAGGCCCCCTAGCGCGTAGGACCGGGGCCGGAGGTCTTTTTCTGCGCGTGCGATTTAAACTTTCGGGCCTCTAAAACTTTGCGACCGTGGCCCGCAACAATGTTGCGAGGCATCATGGAGCGAGGGCGAAAACCTGAACCGAAGGCCGTGAAAGCGGCGCGCGGCACCCTCCAGCCGGTGCGCGACGGACTGAAAACCGAGATCATTGTGCCGGGCAGTCCCCCGGCTATGCCGGACTATCTGACGCCCGAGGCGATCGATGTCTGGCAGGAAAACATCGGCCGCGTGATGGCGGCCGGCACGTCCGAACTCGATAGCGACCTGTTCGCCCGATACTGCTCCGCCGAAGCGCTAGTGCGCATGGCGTTCAAGGCGGGCGGCGAGCCTCCCAGCGCCGCCTATCTGACGCTGCTGCGGCAATATGCCGAGCTGCTGGGGATCGCTGGACGCAAAAGCCGGGTCGGCAAGGTGACCGATGACCCGACGAAAAACCGCAACCCATTCGCCCGCAACGGGTCACGCTAGGGACTATACCGCTATCGCGCTGGCCTATGCTAAGGCGGCGGTGGCGGACAAGCAGCAGAAGCGGCACTGCAAGATGGTCCGGCAGGCATGCCAGCGCCATCTGGACGATCTGAAACGGGCGAAGACCAAGGAGTTCGCCTACACCTATTCGGACTGGCACGGGAACGATGTCTGCGACTTCATCGAGAAGCTGCCGCACATCGAGGGCAACTGGTGCAAATGTCCCGGCGCTGCCGATGGTGTCCATGACGATCGCTGCGGGTGCATCGACCTTGAGCCGGCGCAAATCTTCGTCCTGTCGACCGTCTTCGGATGGCGGCGCAAGGACAACGGCCTGCGCCGGTTCACGATGGTCTATGAAGAGGTCGCTCGCAAAAACGCGAAGTCGACCAAGACGGCAGGCGTGTCGCTCTACACGCTATGCTGCGAAAACGAGGCCGGTCCTCAAATCCTGACGGTCGCCACGACGTTCGATCAGGCCAAGAAGGTTTTCTACCCGGCTAAGCGCATGGTCGAAAAGCTGCCGGACCTTCAGGAGGCGTTCGGCGTCACGCCCTGGGCGAAGTCAATCACCTGCGCGGACAACGGCGGTTACATGCAACCGCTGCACGCGAAGTCGAAGAGCCAGGACGGACACAACCCGCACCTCGTCACGCTCGACGAGTTCCACGCGCACAAGGATCGCAGCCTCTACAACGTGATGCGTTCGGCCTTCGGCGCGCGGAAGCAGCCGCTTATGTGGGCGATTACCACGGCCGGGTCCGACATCAACGGGCCGTGTTACGAGGAACGCACCTTCGCCGCCAAGGTGCTGAACCGGGCGATCGAGGCGGAGCACTATTTCGCGATCATCTTCACGCTGGATCGCGCCGAGGATTATGACGACGGCCGGAAGGTCGGCGATGATCCATTCGATGAGCGCAACTGGTGCAAGGCTAACCCGCTGCTTGGGTCGGCCGTTCAGGTGGAAGAATTGCGCGCCTATGCGATCGAGGCGAAGAACAATCCGGCAGCGGAAGGCGAGTTCAAGACCAAGCGCCTGAACGTCTGGATTGGCGCGCTGTCCGCCTGGCTGAACGTCACGCAATGGCAGAAGTGCGGCGATTCGAACCTGTCGCTGGATGATTTCGAGGGGCTGGATTGCTGGATAGGCGCCGACCTTTCCAACGTCGATGACCTTTCCGCCGTGGTGCTGGCCGCCGTCGACCGGGAGGATCGTCTGCTCGTCAAGACATGGTTCTTCGTGCCAGAAGCGCGGCTGAAGTCCGAAGATACCAACGTCAAGCAGATTACTGAGCTGTACCGGCGCTGGGCAAAGGAAGGCTTCCTCACGACGACAGAGGGGGACTTCATCGATCACCGCCGCATCGAGGATCTGATCCGCGAACTGAAGGAACGGACGGCCGCCAAGAAGGCGACGTTCGACCAATGGAACAGCGGCCTAGCGATGGCGAGCCGCCTCAACGAAGATTTCGGCGAACCCGATCATCCGTTCGCCGTCCAGCTCGCGAAGAACGCGCGCAATGCGACGGATCCGGCGAAGGCGATCGAGGCGCGCGTGAAGGCAGGGCCACACCGCCTGCAGCATGACGATAATCCGGTGATGACCTGGATGATCGGCAACGCGGTTGTCGATCGCCGAACCGATGGCAGCCTCCTTCCGAAGAAGGAGACGGCCAATAGTCCGAACAAAATCGACGGGGTGGACGGCATGATCAACGCGACCGCCCCGATGCTGCTGCCCGCCGAAGAGGACAACGGCATGAATGACTTCTTGGCCGCAGCCAGGGCGCGCGCCGCGTGACGCTCGGCCGGAAAATGTGGCGTGGGTTCCGAACCGCGCTCTCGCTGCTGAGCCCGAGTGCCTGGAAGGCGGCGCTCGTAGGCACGTCGTCGAGCGGGAAGACGGTAAATGCCTCGAACGCCCTGACACTATCGACCGTATGGGCCTGCGTCCGGCTGGTGTCTGGCACGATCTCGTCGCTGCCGTTCATGGTCTATCAGGACGGGCCGAACGACAGCCGCTCCATCTTCAAATCCCACCCGCTCTATGGGATTCTGCACGATAGCCCCAATGCCGACCAGTCGGCGCTGGATTTCTGGCAGTTCATGTGCGTCAGCCTGGAGCTTTGGGGGAACGCCTTCGCCCGGATCACGCGCGGGCGGGGTGGCAAGGTGGTCGCGCTGACGCCGGTCCGCCCCGAGATCGTGCAGGTTCGTCGCGTTGCCGATGGCTCAATCCGGTATCGCTATGTCGACGCCGGCCAGACCGTCGACATCGGGCAAGACGAGATGTTCCACATCCGGGGGTTCGGCGGCTCGCCGCTCGGCGGCCTTTCGACGCTGGCCTTCGGCCGCCACTCCTTCGGCCTGGCGATGGCAACAGATGAAGCTGCCGCCCAAGTATACAAGAACGGCCTCCGTCCCTCGGGCGTGCTGACAACGCAGAACAATCAGACGCTGAAGCCCGACCAGCGCGATGACATCTACAAATATGTCGTCGACCCCTTCGCCGGCGAGAACAATGGCAAGCCGCTCGTCCTCGAAGCCGGCCTGAGCTGGCAGGCCATCGAGATGAAGGCCGTCGATTCGCAGATGATTGAAAGCCGGCAGTTCTCTGTGGAGGACGGCTGCCGGTGGTTCGGTGTCCCGCCCCATATGATTGGCCACACGGCAGGCAACACCAATCTGGGGAGCAGCATCGAGCAGCAGACGCTCGGATGGCTGATGTTCGGCCTTCGCGAGCGGCTGAAGCGGATCGAACAGGCGATCATGAAGCAGTTGCTGACGCCTGCCGAGCGTCTCACCGTGACGGTCGAGATCAATTTCGAGGGGCTGCTGCGCGCCGACAGTGCCGGCCGCGCCTCCTTCTACGCAGCCATGGTGCAAAACGGCATCATGACGCGCAACGAGGTTCGTCGCCTAGAGAACCTGCCACCGATCGAAGGCGGAGACGATCTGACGATCCAGTCCAACATGATCCCGGCCGGGCGGCTGGGCGAACTCACGAGCACCGGAAGCGAGGCAGCAAAGCGGTCGATCATCGACTGGCTGGGTCTGCGCCACATGCTCGAACCGGAGAAAATCGAATGCTGATGCACTTCAAGCATGGGCAACTGAAGGTCCGCGACTTCAGCCTGTCGATCAAGGCCGAGGCTGTGAAGGATGACGGCACCTTCGAGGGATATGGCTCTGTCTTCGGCGTGACCGACAGCTACGGCGAGATCGTCGCGGCCGGCGCGTTCACGCAGAGCCTGAAGGAGATCGCGGCGAAGGGGCGCCCCGTCCCCGTCCTGTGGCAGCATCAGTCCTCCGCGCCGCTGGGGGTCTATGAGGCCCTTTCCGAAGACGAGCACGGCCTGAAAGTTTCGGGTCGGCTGCTGATCGACGATGTGCCCAAAGCGAGGGAGGCCCATGCGCTGCTGAAGGCCGGTGCCGTGTCGGGCCTGTCGATCGGCTATTGGGTTCGCAAGTCGAGCTACGACGAAAAGACCGGGGTCCGCACGCTGACCGAGCTGGACCTGGTGGAGGTCAGCCTGGTGACGTTCCCCGCGAACGACGACGCCCGTATCGAAGCGGTGAAGTTCAAGCTGGAACGCGGACAGCTCCCCACGAAATCCGAATTCGAGAAGGCACTGCGCGAGGCTTTCCCCTTCTCGAAATCGCAGGCCGCGGCAATCGCCAGCCACGGCCTAGATCACCTGCTCCGGAGAGAGTCCGAGGGCGCCGGCGACATCAAATCAATTTCCGACGCCATTGCAGGCTTTAACCTGCCCAAGCTCTGAGGAGTAGAAAATGAAGCATCCCAACATTCTGGCCGCCTCGTCGATGGCGGCACTGGCCATGGGCGCCGTTGTGTCGCCCGAATTCCAGCCGCGCGAGTTCGGTCGCAAGGACGGCGGAGCGGACGAGCCGGACATCAAACAGCTTTCGCGCGACCTGAAGGCCGCCACCGACAAGGTGAAGGAATTCGCAGAAGACGCGAAGGGCCGCCTCGAAAAGGGCGAGCAGCTCACCGCCGCCGCGAAGGAAAAGGCGGACGAAGCGCTGGTGAAGTTCAACGAGCTTTCGGCCACCATGACCGAGATCGAGCAGAAGCTGGCGCGGTCGGGCAATCCCGATGGCAACGGTGGGCGCAAGTCTGTCGGCTCGATGGTCGTCGCGGACGAAGGCATCAAGTCCTTTATGGACCGCGCCCCGTCGAAGGGCTCTGTCGCCTTCGCATGCAAGGCCATCATCACCTCGCTGACCACCGATGCCGATGGCTCGGCCGGCGACCTGATCATCCCCGATCGTCAGTCCGGCATTGTCGCTCCTCCGGAGCGCCGCCTGACCGTCCGCGACCTGATCACCCCGGGCCGCACCAGCTCCAACGCGATCCAGTTTGTGCAGGAGACGGGCTTCACCAACAATGCGGCGACGGCGGCCGAAACCACGCAGAAGGCTCAGTCCGAACTGAAGTTCGATCTGAAGACCCTGCCGGTCGCGACCATCGCGCACTGGGTGCAGGCGTCGAAGCAGATCCTGGCCGACGCGCCGATGCTGGAAAGCTACATCGACGGTCGTCTGCGCTACGGTCTGGCCTATGCCGAAGAGCTTCAGCTTCTGAAGGGCGACGGCACCGGCTCGAACCTGCTGGGCATCATCCCGCAGGCTACCGCCTATGCTGCGCCGGGCGGCCTCGTCGCAGACAACATGATCGATCAGCTTCGCTACGCCATGCTTCAGGCGGTGCTGGCCGAATATCCTGCGACCGGCCACGTGCTGAACCCGATTGACTGGGCTCGCATCGAGACGATGAAGGACGGCGAGGGCCGCTACATCATCGGCAATCCCACCAACGGTGCGACGCCGACCCTGTGGCGCCTGCCGGTCGTCGAAACCCCGGCGATGACGGTCGACAAGTTCCTGACGGGCGCGTTCAAGCTCGCCGCTCAGGTCTTCGACCGCGAAGACGCCAATGTCGAACTGTCGACCGAGGATCGCGACAACTTCATCAAGAACCTCGTCACGATCCGCGCTGAAGAGCGGCTGGGCCTGGCGGTCTATCGCCCGGAGGCGCTGATCTACGGTGACTTCGGCAACGTCGCTTAATCAGTATGCGTGAGGGGGCCGCTTCGGCGGCCCTCTTTTTCAGACCGCCGTCCGCGACGGTCCGAAAAGGAGAAGCCCCATGAAAATCAAGGTTCTTCGTGACTACAGCGGCGCCGAAGGTACGGACGTCGACAAGAATGTGATCGCCGGTTCAACCCATATCGTCACCCGCGCCCGCGCGGCAGAACTGAAGGCGGTCGGCCTCGTCGAGATCGTCGGCGAAGACGAACACCCCGATGATGGCAAGGAGGACGAGGAAGTGGACGAGAAGAAGATCCAGCCGATCGCCAATAAGGCGGCCCACGCCCCGCGCAACAAGGCGGAGCCCAAGGCAAACGACAAGACGAAAGGCGCGAGCAACTCCTGATGCGCGTCGTCGTCGTCACTCCTCCCACACCGGTGGTGACTTGGGAGGAGGCTGACGCGCACCTGCGCCTTGGAGGTGATGAGGAGGAGAAGCTCTTCGTCGAAAGCCTGATCGCCGCGGCGACCGGACATATCGACGGGCCGGACGGCTGGCTTGGCCGCGCCATTGGCGAGCAGGAGCTGGAGGCCTATCTTCCCGCGCCTGAGTTCGACCGCATCCTGCATCTGCCGTTTCCGCCGATCATCGATGTGACGAGTATCGAGGCCCGCACCGGCAGCGGCTGGGATGTAATTGATCCCAGCATCTATGATTTGCGGGGCGCGGAGGTCTGGCGGAAGTCTGGTGCGAATTGGCCGACCTGGCTGGACGATCAGGAAGCCGTCAAGATCAGCTACCGCGCGGGCTATGAGATCATTCCTGCACCGATCAAGGCGGCCATCCTCCTGATGGTCGCCGATCTGTTCCGCAGCCGCGCAAGCTTCGCGACAATGACGGTCGCGCAGGTGCCAATGTCCGTCACGGTTGAGCGGCTACTTGCCCCGTACAGGGTCTGGTATTGATGTCGCTCGATGCCGGTGCCCGCGATAAGCGCATCACGATTGAAGCGCGGACCGTCTCGGAGGACGGCTATGGCGGCGAGGTTGAAACGTGGTCTCCCTATGCTCGACCCTGGGCTGACGTAATTTACGGATCCGGCAAAGAGCAGCGCGAAGCCGCGCAGCAGGGCGGATCGCAAACGGCATCATTCGAGGTGCTGAGCAACAGCAAAACCCGCGCCATCAGCGTGATCAATCATCGCATCGCGTTCGACGGCGGCATCTGGAACATCACCGCGAAGCAGGATCTGGGCCTCAATGAGGGCGTCCGGCTTACGGCAATTAGGGCGGCGGGGTGATGGCGGAGACGATCGAGGGGTTGGCCGCGCTGGATTTTGCCCTTGGCGACCTGCCGAAGTCGACCGCCCGGGCCACACTCGTTCGCGCGGGCAAGAAGGCGCTGGAGCCGTTCATTGACGACGTTCGCCACCTCGCGCCGGTCGACGCCGATCCGGAGAGCACGCCAAACCGCCCGCCGGGCACGCTGCGCGATAGCTATGTGATCGGCACGAAGCTCAACAAGAGCCAGGCGAAAACAGCCCGCAAGGAGGGGAAGAACTTCGCGGAGGTCTATGCCGGCACCAATGATCCGGCAGGCATCCAGACGGAATTCGGCAATGCCCATCAGGCGCCGCAGCCGCACGCCCGGCCAGCATGGGACGGCGTGCAGAAGGAAGTCCTCGACGGCATTGGCACCCTGCTCTGGGACGAGATCTACAAATCGGCCCAACGGCTGGCGAGGCGGAATAGGTGACCATGCGCATTGATCTGCGTTCCCGGCTGGTGGCGAACGCCGCGATCAGCGCCATCGTGGGCCCGCGCATCTATTGGAACAAGCGGAAGCAGGGCGACCCTCTGCCCGCCATGGTTCTCTACAAGATTACGCCCGGCAACCAATACACCTTCGATGGCGATAGCGGCCTTTATGGCAGTCACATCCAGTTCGACAGCATCGGTCTGGAGGTGCGCGACTTTGAGCCACTCTTCGACGCGCTGAAGGCCGAGATGGAGCAGCCCAGGACGGTCGGCCAAACCGCATTCAGCATGTCCTTCCTCGAAGGCGAGCGGGATATGCCCTTTGTCGACGTGGACGGCGTGGGCGCGGTCGGCGGCATCAGCGCTGATTTCTTTGTTTGGTGGAAGTCCCTCTAAAAAGGAGCCTGAGATGGCAGATGTTACCATTGGTCACGGTTCGACCGTGTCCTTCAAGATCGGCGCGGCCGCCGCCGCTCTTCTGGGTCAGGTCACGGCGATCGGCCTGCCCAATCCGCAAATCGCCGACGTCGAAGCGACGCACTTCCAGAGCCCGGATCGCGCCCGCGAATATATCCCCGGTCTGAAGGACAACGGCGAGATCACGATCGGCATCAACTATGACGCTGGCTCCGCAACCGATACCGTAGTCAACGACGCCATGGCCGAGACGGCACCGATCGAGGTGACCATCTCCATCCCGACGGTGTCCGGCGCGAACCAGGAATTCACCTTCCCTGGCATCGTGAAGGGCTACGAAAAGACCATCCCGATCGATGATCGCCAGACTGCGACCATCACCATCCGCGTCGCGGGTGCTGTGACGCAGGCGGCTGCCGGCGCATGACGGCCGCCAATCCACTGCGCGGGGAGGCGTCTATCGCTATCGGCGAGACGGCTTACCATCTGGTGCTTGATGTCAACGCCTTCTGCTATGCGCAGTCGGCGCTTGCAATGAAGCCGCTGGAAATGGTTTCGTCGTTCCTTGCCGACGGTGACGACATCCTTCTAACCCGCACATTGCTGTGGGCAGCGCTCCAGCGGAACCATCCCTGCCACGAACTAGAGGCCGGCGACATTCTCGGCGAGGTCGGGGTGCCCTCCGTCCGGGCGGCGCTGACGGATATGATGGTCGCTGCTTTCGGTCTTCGCGAACCGGGCACGGAGGGTAAGGACGGGGAAAACCCTCCGAAGCCGACCCGTGGGACTGGCACCGGCTCCACGGCCTCTACGTCGAAGCGGGTGGGGAAAGCCGGCATTTCTGGAGCGAAACTCCAAGGCTGATCCGCTCGGTCATTGATGCTTATCAGGCCCGCATCGATAAGCAGCAACGGCTGGCGGCGTGGCAGGCGTGGCATATCGCAGCCCTACCTCGAACGGAGAAGTTCCCCAGCCTGGCAGCAATGCTGGGTGAGGAGCGCGAGGCGCAGCCTCAAACGCCGGACGATATGCTGCAAATTATGCAGGCATGGGTTTCAGCCACGAGCCGCTAGTTGCTGCGGCTTTTTATTTACAATGGGCGTCCCATAGTTTGCTGAAATTGGCGCTCTGGCCTTGCAAAGCCACCACGCCGTCGCTCGTGACTATAAATCCTTGCTCGCCAGCCATCCCGCCAAACCCGTTCTTCGCGTTCACCAGCCCGCACCCGTTCCCGAAATGCTGAAATTCAGCGGAGGATGGATCGCGCAAACGGCTCTTCACAAGGCGCTCTGCCCGCACTCTCGTCTGCGCGTCCCTCATCAGTTGATCGTTCTTGGCAGTTTCCTCAGGCGAAGGTGTCCTGAGCAAGGCCCATGCCACAAACGCTATAAAAGCCAGAACCATGATCCCGCAGCAGCCGATCTGAGGCGGCTTCAGTCCAAATTCGTGCCCGCAATAGCGGCACTTCTTCGCTTCGTTCTGCACCTCCTCAGCGCATTGCGGGCACTTTTTCACTGATCGGTCTCCTTCCGGGTCCGGCCTTATTCAACGGTGGAACTCTATATGGCAACAGGCGGTGCATTGATTGGCGCGCTTAGGGTTACGCTGGGCCTCGATTCTGCTGAATTTGAGGCTGGCACAAAGCGCGCTCGCTCGACCGCTAAGACGCAGGTTTCCGCCATACAGGCGGAGTTCGCCAAGCTGCGCAATCTCGGTGCGTCGGTTGCCGGCATTTGGGCCAGCAGCGAGATTGTCGCGGCAGGAAAGCGCGCGCTGGATTATGCCAGCAGCCTGGGCGAGGTCGCGCAGCAACTCGGCGTCACTACCAGAGATCTCCAAACCTACCGCTATGCGGCCTCACAGGCCGGCATCTCTCAGGAGGAAATGGATAAGAGCCTTGCCAAGCTGACCCGAACGGTCGGCGAGGCGAAGGCGGGCAGCAAAGCGCAGGCGTCCGTATTCCGGGAACTTGGCGTCGCTATTCAGGATGCCAACGGTCGCGTATATACCGCAGGCGAATTGATCCCGAAGCTGGCCGACGCCATTTCCAAGATCAAAGACCCGGCCACCCGCGCGCGCGTCGAGATAGACCTGTTCGGCAAGGCCGGTCAGAAGCTCGACACATTGCTCTCTGGTGGGAGTGGGGGGGTCAATGAACTGACTGATGCTGCGCAGCGCTTGGGCATCGTTCTGTCGGACGAACTAATCGCGAATGCGGACAGCTCCGCCGACAAGGTGGCCGAACTAAAGCAAGTTCTGGAAGCGAAAATAGCGGGCGCAGTCGCGCAGAACTCGCAGCTAATCAATGACCTTGCTGATGGTCTCGGCTGGCTGGCGCAGAAGGCCGGCGAGGCATATCAGAATTTCTCCAACTTTCGTAATCTACGAGGCGTTTTTCTAGCGGGCAGCACGCAAGCTGCCAAGAACCTGTTCGCCACACCTGAGGGTCGCTACGCCCTGAGGGCGGAGACCGCAAATAAGTTGCAGGCAAACTCCGAAGCACGGCGAAACCCGAACAACTCGGCGAGCACGAACGCCGCCCTGGATCGCGAGTTCAAGGCGTTGAATAACGTCATGAACCGCGTCAACCAAATGGACCGCCTGGCTGCTGATCGCGCTAAGCGGACACCTCGTCCGGCTCCCGGCGATGGCGCTCTGCCTACGGTGGCAGAGCGGCCGAAGAGGTCCACTGGACCGACCGCTGCCGAGATCGAGGCGAAGCATCAGCAGGATTTGTCCCGCCTGCGCCAGGAGCAGTTGCAGGCGGAACTGGAACTCACCACCGACGCCGAAAAGCGCGCCGACCTTCAGAGCCAGCTTTTGCTGGAGGAGTTCAATGAACGCTCGGCCCAGATCGCCAATGATGAGCATTTCACCGTCGATCAGAAGGCGGCGCAGCAGAAAGCCCTCAAGGCGCTCTACGGAGTTTCCGGCGAAGGCAGCGATCTTGTGGTTGGCGGCAGCAGCAAGTCGCTTTCGGCAGGCATTTCGCGCGATTTGCAAGAGCGCCTGGCGCGTGAAGCGTTCGATGTCCGCACCGCCGATCTGGAGGCGCAGAAGGACAATCTACAGGGCCAGCTAAATCTTGCCCGCACGGCAGACGCTCGCCGCCGCATCGAACTGGAGATCCTTGACCTCGAATATAAGCTGCGGGAAGCCAAGCTCGATCAGGTCATCAACTCGCAAGAGAGCAGCCAGGCCGAAAAGGATCTGGCCGCCATGCAGAAGGGCAAGCTAGGTCAGCAGCGCGCAATCGACACGGCAAACATCAATCAGCAGAACATGGGCCCCATGGCCTCCTATCTCGATAGCCTCCCCCAGACGGCCGCCGAGGTGAACGAGGCATTCGAGAAGGTCGCGGCCGACGGGCTTGCCAACATGAACGACCAGCTGGCCAACGCCGCGGCAAACACGCTGAAGCTCAAGGGGCTGGCCGGGCAACTGTTCAACCAGCTGATCGCGGACCTGATCAAACTTCAGATCCAGCAGGCAGCGGGGGGAAGTGGAGGCATCATCGGGGGCCTGCTGAACGCCGCAACCTCGGTGTTCGGTGGGGGTAATTCACTCGCTGGGTCGATCAGTGCCGCTAACGCCAATGTTGCAAATCTCGCCGACAGCGTCGGTGCATGGCGCCTTCCTGGGCTTGCCACCGGCGGGACGATCAGCGGCTTCGGCGGCGTAGACAATAACCTGTTATCGATCAACGGCGTCGGAGCGGCGAAGGTCAGTGCAAGCGAGCGGATTCGCGTCGAGAAGGCGGGCGCGAACGACAATGGCGGCCGCAGCCGGATTGATATTGTCCCTTCACCCTACTTCGACGTGATCGTCGAGCGGCGCGCTGCCGGCGTGGCCGCGCCTATGGCGGTCGCCGGCTCTATGCAGGCCCGCAGCGCGGCCGGGGCTGACGCTGCGCGCGCGGCACGCCGCCGTATCCCGGGGAGATGATATGACCACCAAGGCTGAAGCGGAATATATCGAGCGGGTCCGCATCCAAGCATCGCTTGCGGAGAATTTCTTGCTGGCCCTGCTGCTGATCAACGGCGTTGGCCTATTTATTGAACCCGCCACCCGCGCCGAATGGGGCGTTGGCCTGTTCCTCGCCATGCTCGCCTTCAACTGCGCGTTCTTGTCGCAGCATCACTTCACCATCGCCTGCCAGCATGAAATCGAAGGGCGGATAGATGCCGAGCGCTGCAGGACCATCAGTGGTAACCGCTGGTTTGCGACAGGCATGGTCCTGTCTTTCGCTGCGGTTGCCGCGGTCGTTTGGAATAGCGTGCCATAATGGCTGTCATCACCATGCCCGATTGGGTGGTGCCGAGCGCCGCCGAGCCTTTCCTGCGCGACTTTGGCGGCGTTCTGACCCCATTCCTCGGCGGCCCCGAGCAGCGCATAAATCGCCTCGGCAATCGCTTCGGCCTTCGCGTGACGCTTCCGCCCGTGCCGACGCGCGACAAGGCGCTTATCGTCCAGTCCCGCTTGCTTCGCGCGCGCGAAGATCGCCTTCGGATGGAATGGCCACAGCCCGACTTCGACACCGGCAATCCCGGCGCGCCCTTGGTGTCGGCGAACGTCACATCGGGAACAGCGGTGCCTCTCAAGGGCATGACGCCTGGATATGTAGTCAAGGAAGGTCAGATGCTGGCCATTATCCATGCCGGTCGGCGCTACATGGAGATGGCCGCAGCGGATGTGACTGTCGCAGGAGATGGAACGGCTTCGCTGGCTGTATGGCCGCTGCTCCGCTCATCGCTATCGAACAATGACGTTGTAGAAATCGCGGCGCCCAGGATCGAGGGTCTGGTTTCACCCGGCGACGAACTGTCGTGGCAGATTTCCGTCGATCGACTGGCCTCGTTTTCCTTCACCCTCTCCGAGGGCGCTTAACCTTTCTGACATCGGGGGCATCCCTTGGACCCAGCACTCAAAAGTGCGCTGGCGCAGCCCAGCGTGCTCCTTTTCGGCGCGCTCAAGATCGAACTGCCCAGCTACACGCTGCGGCTGGTCGACGGCTCGGCCACTGTCGTGATCGGCGGGGAAACCTATGTCGGTCAGGACCCGACATTCGGCACGATCGCGGAAATGTCGGAACTGGCGGAAGAGATCGGCGACAGTGCACCGGAGATAACCGTCGCGCTATTCCCGCCTGACGTGACCGCCACGGCCACCCTGTCGCATCCGAACATGCAGGGGGGCCGCGCCACGCTTATGGTCGGGGCTGTCGACCCCATCTCCGGCATCGCAATTGGCACGCCTGAAATCCTGTTCCTGGGCGAGATCGACGTGCCCACCATCAGCGTCGACCAGCAGGGCGCTCGCAAGGTCGAATATACCATCGTCAGCGTGTTCGAGCGGCTCTTCGAGATCGAGGAAGGCCAGCGTGCGCAGAATGCGTGGCATCAGTCCATCTACCCCGGGGAACTCGGACTTGAGCACATGACCGGCACCGACGTGAACCTCTATTGGGGCGCCAAACCCCCGAGAGGCGGCAACCAGAAGAACATCTGGGGCATCCCGATGTCCGATCGGCGGTGAACCGATGACCCCGCTCGAACGACGCCACGCCGCGATCGAGGCGACCATGGCCCGCTATCGCGACAGGCCCTTCCAATGGGGCAAGGTTGATTGCGCCAAAGTGACCGCATTCCACCTCAAGAAGCTGGGCCACAAGATCGTGATCAGCAAGGCCGGCGCTTATTCGTCGCCGCTGGGCGCAGCGCGTGCCTTGAAACGTCTGGGCTATACCACGCTTGCCGATATGGCTGACGGCATCGGCCTGACGCCTATCCCTTATTCGCGCATGCTGCTCGGCGATATCGCGGAAATCGAAGGCGACAGCCCTGTGGGGGCTGTGGGCATCTATGCCGGCAACGGCAATCTGTTCTGTTTCCATCAGGATCATCCCGGCCTGGTCACCTTCCAGCCCAACACGATCCTGCGCGCCTGGAGCGTTCTCTGATGTCGAAAGCCCTCCGCACCGTGGGGATGGTCGTGGCGGCGGTGGCGCTTGTCGCGACGACCGCTGGCCTCGCCGCGCCGGCTGTCGCGGCCACCGCCACGACGGCCGCCAGCGCAGGAGGTATCGCCGGCATCTCTGCGGCAACGCTCACCGCGATCGGCACATATGGCTCCCTGGCAGCCGGCGTCCTTTCCATGGCGGCGGCGGCCACTGCTCCCGGCTTTTCCGCCCAGGGCTCCGCAACCACCTTTGCGACCAACCCGCAATCCGGCCTGCCCTATGCCATGGGGCGCACGCGCATGTCGGGCCTGCGCGTCTACGCGCGCACCTATGACGGCTTCAAGCAGCAGTCGAAGGACGACATTCTCGCGTTCGTCGCGATGCTGTCCATAGCCGGCCCGATCCATTCGATCGAGAAGTTCACGGCCGACAACGAGGTTGTGACGTTCGCGCCGAACGGCGACGCTAATGGTCGGTTTTACCGCTACATGGCGCAGGACCTTTCGCTGGGCAACTCGCCCAGCACGGCACTGGCGCTGCAATTTGGTGGCAAGCCTTTCCCGGATTGGGGCGCGAGCCACAAGCTGAGCGGTATTGCGCATGCGCAGTGGGCGCTGCGTTTCGATACCGATGGTGAGATGTATGGCGCTGGCGCTCCGGAGCCCGCATGGACCGGGAAATGGGTCAAGGTCTACGATCCGCGCAAGGACAGCACCTATCCCGGCGGCTCCGGCTCTCACCGAGCCCTGGACGAAAGCACCTATGAATGGTCGGAGAATCCCGGCCTGCACGCGCTTACCTGGGCGCTCGGCCGCTGGCAGAATGGCAAACGCGTTTGCGGCATCGGCGCGCCTGTCGCGAACATTCGCGTAGCCGACTTCGTGGAAATGGCCAATGTGTGCGATGCCAACGGCTGGAAGGTCGGCGGCGTCGAGTGGACCACGGACAGCAAGTGGGACACCTTCAAGCGTATCCTGCAGGCTGGAGGCGCGGTGCCCACCAAGACGGGCGCCATGATCGGCTGTCTCGTCTCGACGCCCCGCACCGCGATCGCCACGATAGAGAGTCGGCATCTTCTCGACAGCCTCCAGATCGCTGCGACGAAGAGCCGCCGTGACCGCTTCAACAGCGTTATTCCTCGCTATGTCGACGAGGATAGCGACTGGTCGGTGATCAGCGGCACCGCGATCACGGTGCCGGAATATGTGACCGCCGACGGTGGCTTGCGTACTAAGGAAGTCGACTATCCCCTGGTACAGGTCTTCTCCGGAGAGCAGGCAACGCAGCCGGGGCATCTCGCCGCCTATGCTATCGTCAACAGCCGCGAGGCTGGGCCGTTCACCTGGACGACCGGGCCGGAATGGATTGGCCTCAAGACGGGCGATGTCGTCTATCTCAACGTGCCTGAAGAAGGGCTGGTCAATCAGCCGGTGCTCATCACCCGGCGCGCGCCAGATCCGGCGACCGGCAAGGTTTCGTTCGCAGGCGAGACGGAAACCTATTCCAAGCATGCCTACGCGCTGGGGCAGTCCACCACACCGCCAGCACCGTTCAGCCTGACCGCGCCTGACCTGAAGCCTGCCGCTCCCCTGGCATTGAACTGGAACGTATCGGGCGCAACCTCAGGCGAAGGCTTCCCCGCCCTGCTGGTGACCGGCACGAGCGAGATGCCTTCTGCCGATGCGGTTGTTATCGACTACCGCAAATCGGGGACAGAGCCATGGGTCAGCTCGGCCATCCTCTCCGCCGTTGGGCCGGTCAGCCATACAATCGCACCGCTCGAAAGCGCGACGGCCTATGATGTTCGCATCGGCTATAGGGTCGGACCCACGCTCGGCAACTTCACGATCTTCTCCAACGTCTCAACCGGCACAGGCAAGATCACTGAGCTTGAAGAACAGCTGGGTGAGGTGGCCACTGCCCTCAGCGTCACCCTGTCACGCCCGACAGTCACGCTTTGGGCCTATGAGAACGGTATCGTCACCGACTTTTCCAATGCCAACGGCCTGGTCAAGGTTATGTCGGGCGGTGTCGATGTCACTGCATCGGCCGCATTATCGGCCACGGCCACAGGCTGCACCGGCACGATCAACACGACGACAGCCAGCCCTGTCGCGGGCCAGCCCAAGGGCTATTACCGCGTCACCGCCATGTCGGGGGATGCGGCCAAGCTGACCCTCACGGCGGTCTATGGCGGAAAAACGGTAACGGCTGAGTTCCAGCTGACGAAGATCAGGGCGGGCTACGAGATCGTGGCCTCGACGCTGCCGACGACAAATCTGTTCGAAGGGCGGCTGCTTTTCCGCGAGAGCGACGGGAAGCTCTATCGCGTCAAGAATGGCGAGTGGACGCCTGCGATCAGCGGAGCGGATATAGACAACGCGACCCTCACGACCGCGAAGTTCGCCAGCGACATCGAGCCTGTCACCATCGTGACGGGCGGCAGCCTGCCGACCACGAAATCAACCAACACGATCTTCTATTCCGGCAAGCTCTATCGGTGGAATAACTCGGCCTATGTCGCGACGGTGCCGGCAGGTGATGTTGCCGGAAAGATCGTCGGGACGCAGATTGACGATGGTGCGATAAGCACGCCGCACCTCGCGAGTGGGTCTGTCACAACGAACAAACTCCTGGTCGTCCCCGACAATATGTGCGCCGACCCGTTCTTCGAGGACGTGGAAGGTTATTGGAACGGCCGCCCCGAAGACCTTGGCTACTGGACGTTCTACGACCAGTCGGGATGGGCATCGATCGCAATGAACGTGCCTCGAAGCATCAATATCGGGGCACAGACCGATCGCCGCCACATTGGGACGCCGCTCTTCAAGTGCAATGGTCAGGGCGAAACATTTTGGTTGCGGGCGCACGGCCGAAACAGCAGCGATACCGCGTCCAACTCGGTCTTGCGGTGCGCGGTCCAGTTCTACGACGGCACAAGCACCTATTTCGGTCAGGCTCAGGTGGATTTCAATCGTGGAACTCCGAATGAAGGGGAGGTCAACTCCACGCTGTTCACGTTCCCTTCGAACTGCGTCTTTTATCGGTTCCTGATCTACAACACGGTTGCGTTTACGTCCGGCAATCATTCGATATCGGCGATACGGATGGAGCGTGCGACCGACGCTTCGGTCATCGTTAATGGCGCGGTTCTGGCGCAGCACCTCGCGGCCGATAGCGTCATTGCAGGCAAGGTGGCTGCGGGTGCGATCAACACACGTGAGCTGGCCGCGAAGGCCGCAACGATCGAAAAGCTGGCCATCGGCACGGCCACGAACATGATCCCGAACAGCAACTTCGAGACGCTGGATGGTTGGACGACCTACTACGCGGGCGCGACGGTTGAGCCATATTCGGGAACCGAGGGTGCGGGCCTGCGGATCAAGAAAGCCTCCAGCACCAACGAAGCGGGAGCGCGCATGTCCGGGTTCGGACAAGGAGGAGCGAACAAGGCAGCCTATATCCCTGTCTCCCCCGGCGAAACATACAGAGTGAAGTGCAAGGTGACCCGGAAGGCGGGCACGAATGCAGGCAATATCGGCCTGTACGGCGATATTCTTCGGAATGACGGGTCGCGAACAGGAACGCAGATCGGCGGCATCACGAACAACACACCCATAGGCGTGACCCAGGCAGTCAGCGGCACTTACACCATACCGGCTGACGCTTGCGGGATGATGTTCCAGATTTATTACGGCGGCGTCGCAGGTTCCGAAAATGGCGACGTTGTCGTCACCGACATGAGCGTTTCGCGCATGGCGGCGGGCGAGCTGATCGTGGAGGGTAATGTTCTTGCCAATCACCTCGGAGCAGGTTCGGTCATAACGGACAAGCTGGGCGCAGGCGCGGTCACAGCTGCGAAGGTCAGCGTCACCCAGCTTTCCGCGATCACGGCCACCATTGGCGTTCTGCGGACGGCGACGAGTGGAGCGCGGGCAGAGATACGGGATAACCAGATCCTCACCTATGACACGTCGAATGTTCTCCGCACGCGCATGGGTGTCTGGTAATGCCGGCAGGCTTTGAGGCCTATAGCGCCAGCGGGCAGCTCATCCACTCAATCACGGATCGGCTCACGCGTCGGGTTGGCAGTGTCACGACCGGCAACGCCAATGGATCGGTTAACCTAGGCTCGGGCAGTCCTAGCACGATCTGGTGGACGGCCACACCGGTTGGGAGCAGCGGTGGCTTCCCTCCAGTCATATCATGCAGCGGCTCGACCATCAGCTGGGATTATCTGGGGCTTGGAAGCATCGGCATGAATATCGTCATCGAATACGGCTTTTATTGACATGCCGACTGGGCTTCAAATCACCAACGCCAGCGGCTTCGTCCAGATCGATGAGAACTACAGGAACTTGGCCCTCCGGCATCGCGGCCGGGTCAATGCGCTGACCAAGACCTATCTGGGTGCAACATTCGATCCGCGGCCCATTGACCCACCGCCGATCCTGTTTCCCCTCTACGACTATACGCTGACCGTGCCCAACGAGCCGTTGGTGATCGCAACAACGCCCAAGAACCTGAGCTCCGGCACATCGCGCTACTTCAAGTTTCAGTATCAGATCGTGTCCGGCGCCAACAAGGTCATCCATTTCTATGGAGAGGATGGATTGCCGAACGATGCCGAGTATTTCATCTTTGGCTTCACGCAGCCCTCCGCTGCGCAATTTCTCTCCATCCATGACACATCGGGAAACATCGCCTACTCAGCCGGTGAGAAATACATGCGGGTCGTTCGCGTCGCCACAGGAGCCGTTTCGGGATCTGACATCAACACGAACAGCAAGCGCTACGCCCTTGCTGAAAACAACATTGGGTTCGCGCAGTTCTACGAACAGCTCAACGATAACTCGCCGCCGGATTGGTATACTGTCCGGCTGGGCTACTATCCAAGCTTTTCCCCCGGGGGAGCTGGCACGGGCGTAATCGGGTGGTCTGAAGCGCCGACCAATCCCTTTCAGATCGTGAACACGAGCCCGGACGACATATCCAGAAACCCCGGCTTTCTCGTCCTCGACGTTACAAACTTCTGAAAAGGCTACTCCGAATGGATTTCCCATCCACCCCCTATTCAATCCTGTCCGAGGTCACTGCTCCGAACGGGGCGGCGCTGACATTCCACTCCATCATGGCGATCGAGGTGGACAAGGCGGGCGGGCCGGTCATGCTGATCAACAGCTACCGCGATCCGACCAGCAAGGCGATCCACTGGCAGGACCGCTATCCGATCCCGACCGGCGCGATCTTCGACCCGGCCGACCCGATGCTGGCGGCGGCGAACGCTCTTGTTGCAGAAGGTGCGCCCTTTGCGGGCGGGACCGTGCTGACTCCTTCCCAGACGGAGCTTCAGGTGGCTGCGGCGGTCACGTCGATGCTGATCAAGGCGGCGCGGGATCGCGCGCAGAATGCGGGCCAGTATGTCGACGGGATCGGCCTTTTCGATAGCGGGCCTGACAGCCAGCGACTGATAGCTGGGGCGGCGATGGCGGCGTTCGTGCAGGGCGAAGATTTCTCCGTGGATTGGCGGCTTGCAGACAACAGCATTACTACGCTCAACGCTGCGCAGATGATCGCGGTGGGGATGGCTATCGTCGCCCGCGTCGACGCCTGCCAGCGACGGAAGAACGATCTGGATGCAATGGTGATGGCGGCATCGACGCTTGCCGATCTTGCCGTGATCCCGGTCGATGAGGGATGGCCTGCGGTGAGCGAACCAGTGACAGCGGAAGATGCTGAGGCATAAGCTATGATCAGCGCCATCATCATGTCGGCGGCGACCAGCGCGGCCGCCGACGCAGTCCGCTCTGGACCGGGTACAACCGCCCCGCCCAGCTTCAACGAGGACCCGTCGCTGTTCCTCTTCAACCTGTTCATCATGACGGCAGCGACGTTCCTTGGCGCGATGATGGTGGGCAAGCAGGCGGGGCGCATCTGGGGGCAACGCTTCCACGATCACCCGCTGGATCCGGTGACACTCTTCCGCACGATCACCCTTCTGGCCGCGTTTGGGCTTACCATCCGCTGCGGTGCCGCCGCGATGGAGCTTTGGGGCTGGAACCCGGATGATCCTTCGACCACCGCCCGCGTGCTGATGGCGAAGCGCTGGCTTGATCCGATCGGCGTTGGATGCGGCTTCTTGTGGATGGGTCTCGCCATCCTTGGTGAGCCGGGGATTGAGCATCAACTGCGCAAGGCCCCGCTGCCGGTCGACATGTGGTCACGCTGGCCAGCCCTTGCGCGGGCAACGGCAATCATAGGGCTGAGCTTCATCGCCGCTCTGGCAGCAGTATGTCTCCGGTGAGACTGATATGGGGGGCTTCGGCAGCCGTGACCGGCACACTTTTCTCGCAGCAGCCCGTCGTCTGGTGGATCGCGGGCTATCCATTCGCGGCCGGACCAATGGTGGTCTGCATCTGTGCCGTCATCATCACCAGGGTGGTCATCGGCCTTCAGGCGAAGGGCAAAGCGCAATGGGCGCTGGATATCGCCATCACTGCGCTCTGCCTGCTGGTCACCATCCTTTGGGTGCAGGCGCACAAGCTGGACATGCTGGCTGCCGGGATCACCGGCATTGGCATTGCAGCAGTGGGGGCTGGCATCATCGGCATGGCCAAGGGCTTTGTGGCCGGGCGCATCAAGGCAGCAATGCAGGCCTTTGGTGAAACGCTGATCGGCGGCGGGGATAAGGGCCCACCGGCTCAGCGCTGACCATTCCCATTTCTGGGGATTGACGATCGACAGGGCGCTTTCGGGCGCCCTTTTTCATGGGAGAATAATATGGACCAGGCTGCGTTACAGCGGCGACTGGCTGCGCTTAGCTATTACACCGGGGCGATCGACGGCATCATCGGGCCAAAGAGTAAGGGCGCGATCATCGCCTGCCTGACCGGCGGCCCCGATTATCCGATCACGCCCGCTGATATTGGGCTGGGCGCTTCGATCCTTGGCGTTGATGACGCGAAGATCTGGGCTGTCTATGAGGTGGAAAGCTCGGGCGATGCCTTCGTGGATGGCCGGCCGACGATCCTGTTTGAGCCGCACCGCTTCAGCCGGGCGACCGGGCACCGGTTCGACAAAAGCCACCCGCACCTGTCGTCACGAACATGGAACCGCAACCTGTACCCCAAGGGGCAGGCCGCGCGCTGGCAGCAGTTGGTAGATGCGGTGGCGCTGGACGTCGACGCCGGATTCGCATCGGCCAGCTACGGCGCGTTCCAGATCCTTGGCGAGAACCATGCCGTCTGCGGCGCGCATGATCCCTGGGCGTTCGCCTGGCGGCAGGCGCAGACCGAAGGCGATCAGCTCGAGGCTTTCGTCCGGTTCGTCGAGGGGCGTGGATTGAAGGGCGCGCTTCAGCGTAGCGACTGGACCGCTTTCGCGCGCGGTTACAATGGCACGGCGTTCGCGGCCAACAAGTACCACACCCGCCTTGCGGCCGCGTATGAGCGGAGGAAAGCGGCATGACCGAACTCTCCCTCCTGCGCCGCTACTGGTGGGCCATCCCCATCATCGTGCTGCTTGCGGCCAACTCCGTCCTGTTCCTGGTGCTGAACTCCCGCACCGCCGATCGCGACCAATGGCGAGATCGGGCTACGGCTGAAGAACGTGCTCATAAGCAGACCGTCGCCAACTATCGCGCCGCCTCCGCCGAAGCCCAGCGGCAGGCACAGGCCAATGTCGCCCGCGTGAAGGCCGACCAGGCCGCAATCACCGAAAGGACCGTCCATGACTATCAGGCTCGCCTTGCCGCTGTTGATGCTCGCTATGAGCGCGTGCGGGCAGCGCTTGCCGCCCGGACCGATCTCCGCAGTCCCGACCCGGCTCCAGTGTCCATCACCAGCGACGCCACCTGCAGAGCTTATGGAGGGACCAGTTGTGACGGACTTCTTGCCAAGCTCCGGATAGCGGAGCGGCAGGCGTGGAACCTGATCAACCTTCGGGAATGGGTGGCGCAGCAGGCAGCCGTGAAGGCGAATTTCCCGCCGTCAGCCTATCCAGCGCCAAGCGATTCTGGCGGCACTGGCGAAGCCGGAGAGCATGGCATAGGCGCCCAGCCCGAAGATGAGCGTCACTTCAACCCTGAATAGGGCCTCCCCCGCGATTTCCAAAAGCCATTTCATTCCATGTCCCCGCAGCACGACCGTATCACCCCTTCACATTATCGACGCAATATGTCGAAGTTAATAAAAAGTTTTTGAACGCTTGATGCGCAGATTAGGCAAGCTATTCATAGTGCGGCGAAATAGACTGCGGGAGCCTGCATGTCGGACATGGAACGGGATCGCTTACTGGCAATAAAAAGCGCGACGCTGAGCCTGGCGGAAGCGCTTGGCCTGAAACTGGTCGACGGGCGCAAGTTGAGAGTTTCCGCCGAACCTTCAAGGAGAATCGATGTTGCGTCCGACACAAGCGGCCTGAGGCTGACCCTGGCAAAGACCTGGGTGAAGGCCATGGCCACGGTCGACGCGGAACTCGGCGAGGATTTTGTCAGTTCGCCGGTTTGGCCCATATTGATAGACCTCTACATCAGCGAGGCCACCGACAGGCCGGTCGCCATCAGCGACGCATGCCGTGCCGCTCGAATCGCCCCCACCACAGCATTGAGATGGGTGCATGTTCTTGAAGGGCGGGGATTTATCTATCGGCAGGACGATATACGGGACAAGCGCCGCGCATTCCTGCGACTGACCTCTTTGGGGCGGGAGAAGGTGGAGGCAGTGCTGGACCGGGTAACGGCGAACGAAGAGCAACTGGGGTTAATTCGCGTCGCGCCGCGTGAGTAAATCAAGCCCGTGCTGCAAATGGGCGCAGACGAGGTTGTAGCGCTGCGAATCGGCAACGCGCGCTCCCTTCGCCAGGTCATCGAGGCAGGCGATGATTTGATCCAAAAGCCTGCTGCAATCTGTTTCGGTAATTGGACCCTGTTCATTGCGCGTCACGGCAGCGGCTCCTATCTAGCGCTCTGATGATGGGCGGAATAGCCTTACTCATGAATGAACGTAAACCCAACCTACATCCGCAATGGCGGTTCTCGGATACTCATCCGGCGGCATCCGAATTTTGTCCGCTAGGCCTGCTCGATCATATCCAGCCCTAACTGGATCTGATGGGCGGCCAGATCGAAGCCAAGTCCCCGGCACATTTGAATGGCATTGCGGAGCTGGGCGATCGTTTCCGCCTTTGGATCGACGGTCCGCGCGGTTTCCAAATTACGAAGGAAATCAGGGGGCATCTGGAAATGTTGCGCCAGGCGTTCCTCATCGAGCGCGCTCAGGACGCGCGGGGTGCCGCGCTTGATATATTGCTGGATATAGGCGAGGTTGCGGCCCAAGATCAGCGAAATACTGCTATATGTCTCGCCCCGTGACGTGATCAGTTCATCGAGCAGCGCGCGCGCTTCCCTCACCGTCCATTCCCCCTTCTCTGACGCCCTCTCGCGGTCGCAGCCTTCACGCAGCACCTTTAGGGCATCCGTCCTTCCACAATCCATATCTTAACGAGATATAGTTGCCTGCGCGAGCCATCTCGCGAAGCCAGCCCTTGTAGCCGCATCTTCGGCTGCCTCTCGCGCGGGACGCCATCGCCCAGTTGCGTGGGCGCGACATAGCACCGGCCGATCAATGGCGGCCTTCGATTTCGTTCCTGGCGGCCTCCGCCATGAATGCACTCCGGGTCAGCTTCCGCAGCGCGGCGGCCTGGTCGATCGCATCGAGCATGCCGCGATCGAGCGACAGATTGACGCGGGCCAGCTTGTTGGCTGACGTGATACGCGGAACCGCCAGCAGGAACGCGCCCTGCGCCAGATCTTCCTTCACCGCCTCGCGCACCTGATCGACAGAGCTGGGATCGACTTCCTCCGCATCCTCGAACCACAACTCCAACGCCTCCACCGCATTGGGCAGCACATCTTCCTGACGGTCGGCCGCCGAAAAGCAGCCGGGAAGATCGGGAAAGCTGACGCCGAAGGCGCTATCGGCATCCTTGTGAACGACGGCGTAAAAATATTTCATGACTTTGCCTTTCCGGGGCGGCTCACAGCCACCCCGCCATCTTTGCTATGTTCCGGGCCGTGCCAAGCGGAAGGTCTTTCTTCGGATGGGGGACTATCACCGTCCGATCGCCCTTCCTGAACTTGTGGTGCGAGCCCTTTACCGAGATTTGCTCGAAGCCATCTTCGAGAAGCCGCTTCACGATCTTTTTGCTGTCCCGTTCCATGCGCAAATATATACACACGGAACAGTCAGGGCACAAGCATTTTGCGCAATATTTTGCGCATTATTTGCAGACGGGTTGCGATTTTCAGGCGGCGGCATATCTCTCCACCATGGCCCGACCAGCCCAATCCATAGCTGTCAAAGGCGCTGACTACCCGAACAAGCGCGGACCTGCTCGGCGCTTTGAAATAGCCATGTGCGTGCCGGGCGAACCTGTCGAGCTTCGGCGCGAGCCCAAGAACCCGGTCGACAGCCGCGCGATCGGCGTCTATTCCGCGCGGGGTATCCAGATCGGCTATATCCCTGCTGAGCAGGCCCAATGGATCAGCGGGCAGCTTGCCGTCATCCGAGCGATATTCCAGCGGGCCGACACATTCGGCGCGGTGATCCGGGTCACGTTCGACGGGAGTGCGCCGGTCCTGCCGGCCGAGAAACCGGTTGAGCGCCGGGCTCCCGCCCCTGATCCTGACGGCTATGGCGACGATGACTGGCCACCGCGCGAGCCGAAGGACGATTTCAGCAGCATATAGGTGCAAACGCGAACGTTGCATGGCACCAGCATCCGTGCGATTCTAAATTGTGCGAACCGACATGCAACCGAATGACGATCCGAGTGGCGCGACGCGCGCATGGCTATCTGGCCTTGCCGTGGTGATCGCGGTGATCGTTTCGTTTATCGGCTTCGCTCGCGTGTCGGTCGGCTGGACGCTTTTAGTGTCCACAGTCATTTTCTTCGGTCTTGTCGCCTTCCTATGGGCGGCCGGAGGCGGGAAAAAGGGGTAGGCTCGGAGATGCTGGAGGGAGCGGCTGTAAAAGCCGCGTGACCCGCCGCGATGCAGGGTCTGTGATCCAAGTCGACCCGCTATACCGCTCGCGATATTGAATTTCGATCTTCACCACGACGCCCTCAGCGATCTGTATCGGCAACGTCTTGTTATGGATGGCATCAAGAACCGCCTGGTCGACCATGAGCGCACTGAACTCAATGCCATCACGCGCGAACGTCCATCGCCGCTTTTCGGGAATCAGGGCTGGTTTAATCAACGTTACGTCCCAGACCGCTACCCTATTTTCTATCCGGTCCGGCTCAGGCTCCGGATTAGGCGTGAACACGCCTCCCCGCAGTGCAAATTCATCTCTCGGAACAGTAATGATGGGGACGCGCGTGTTGGACAGTATCTGCACACTCATGAACGCAGGTTCCGCCTGAAGGCCGCCGAATAGGTCCGCAGACTGCCGCTGCAACTCCACTGAATCGCGTAGATCTTCTTCGATGTTCTGGAAGACCTCCATCTGATCATCAGGGATGCGTGGGTCAGGCGAGATCGCATTTACGATGACCTGCCCAACCACTGCGCTGGCGATCATTGATCCCAACGCCATCGCCGCTTTGCCGACCAGCGGATACTCGTCGGCGCCGCGCTTCATACGCTCGCCAGCGCTTTCCATGCGACGCAGGGCCAGCTTGAAAATCTGGCTTCCTTCTTCAACGCCAACTATTTCGACCGCCACTTGTGCCATTGGATCGATTAGCCCAGCCGCAGTGCGGACCGTGTCGACGTATGCGATTATCGCCTCGGCAACAGCCTCAGCGCGGGGGTAGAGCCCCGGCACCAGGTTGAATTTGAGAATGTAGTCTTCTTCTGGCTGGTCTGTCATTCTGCCCCCGCCGCAATGCTGGCGCAGAATTTCGCAAGAGTCGATAGGCGGTTACTGTTTGCTCAGCGGCCTCCCTGTCCGATAATCTATCAGTTGGTCGACGCGCTCCGCTATGGCCTTCCATGTCTGGACCCCATCAAGATCGCCCGCCGTGGCCAGTTCCCCGATTCGCCCGGCGACATGCACGGGAGCCCTTGCCCCGTGCTGCTTGATGACCTGTTGAGCGCAGGCCCATAGCTCCCAATCGGATAACGGCATTCATTCTGCTCGATAGTCGGCAGGGGCTTCGATAAAATCCTCTATGTCGCTGAGATACCAAGCAACGCAATTATGGCCCAGCCGAATCCTTTTCGGGAATGTGCCGTCCGCTTCGCGCCGATAGATCGTTGACTGCGACAAGCCAGTTCGTTGGCGGACTGTCGCGATGCGGACAAGGCTATCGCTGCGTCGGTCTTTGACAAGGGGCTTAGGCTCGGCGGGGTCTACGATCGATTTCACCATCACTTCCTCGCTCGTTATGGTATCGGGGACTATGGTATAGCGGCTGCGCTTCGATTCCCATTTTGATGCAATCGGAAGGCAAATTTTTATGCCATGGTATAATCCATGGTATAACCCAGATGGGGCGATAAATTATCACGTATTTCCATACTGTTATCTGGATAACTCAAGAGGCTCCCTCTCCGCCACTAGTTCCCCAAGCTGTTGATTTCGTGAAACCCGTTGCAAATCCGGGGATTTTCTGAGACTTTCGCGACAAGATTTGCTACAAAATGCCATGCAGCAGGGGGACTGATGCAGCGCGTTAAAGACCATCGTTATCTCTACCGGAGAGGGTCGGCATGGGTGTTCCGGCGCGTCGTTCCAGGTAGTGCGCGGGCCGCTTTTGGCACGTCCGCCGTCCATGTGACGTTGAGGGCCGCCAACCTCGGTGAAGCTCGTTTAGCAATGCAGCCGCATCTGGAGAGTTTTGAGCGCAAGTTGCGTTCCACCAAACAGGAAAGTGCTACCGACGCCCTGCCCGCCGTTATGCCGGACCCTACGTTGACTGAGATTGAGGCGGTTGTCCGAAAATGGCTGTCTGATCGCATGGAGCGCTTCGCTCGATATGGGATCGTGCCGGATAGTGATGCTGCTGCGGCTGCCAGAGTGGCCGAGTTGGAAGGCTATCGGGAGGACGTTAGCGCAGGTTTGAAGATTGGCGGTCATTCGCCGTCGATGACTACCAACTGGATCGTTCAGGCGATCAAGGAGGAAAGGGGCTGGCAGTTTGATGAACGGTCCGCCGCCCATCGTAATCTGCGCAGAGTGGTTGCTCGCGGCCAGCTTGAAGCGACCCGCCGAGAGGAGCAAGACCTTCAAGGTGCGCCACGGGTCATTGAGGACGCTACGTTCGCCCCGGAGGAATACCGCGTCGATAATGAGCGGGGGCGTGCCGAGCCGAAGAGATCGGCCACCTTGCGTTCCTTGTTTGATGGGTATGTTGGGGAGCGAAACCCCGCTCCTGCCACGGTCAAGGCGTGGAAACGGCAACTCGACGCTTTCATTGCCTTCCTAGGGCACCAGGACGCCTCGATCGTTTCGACGGCTAATGTTGTTGCCTGGAAAGAACATCTCCTCAGCGGAGCGCACGCTGGAGGGCGACCGCTTACCGCCAAGACGGTCAAGGACACCTATCTGTCGGTCATAAAGACGGTTTACCGTTGGGGATGCGACAACGGAAAGGTGCGGGATAATCCAGCACAACGAGTGACGGTGCTCACTCCCAGGCGTATGATTACGCGGGAAAAAGGGTTGAATGATCGGGAGGCCAAAATGATCCTCTTGGCGACCCAAACCCCACCTCCGACGAAATTAAGTAGCCAGCGCGCCCTTGCCAGGCGTTGGGTGCCATGGGTTTGCGCCTATACCGGCGCGCGAGTGAACGAAATTACTCAGTTGCGCGCAGAGGACGTGTTCAAGGTTAATCGCGTATGGGTCATTCGAATAACGCCGGAGGCAGGCAGCACGAAGAGCCACCAAGCGCGCGTTGTGGCATTGCACCCGCACTTGATTGAGCAGGGGTTTCCAGAGGTAGTTGAAGGACGAAAGGGGCCGCTGTTTTTCGACCCGGCACGTCATCGGGGCGGCTCAGACGGAAATCCCCAATACAAAAAGGTCGGCGAACATCTGGCTAACTGGGTGCGCCATGAAATCGGCGTCAATGATCCTGCGGTGCAACCGAACCATGGCTGGAGGCATCGTTTCAAGACGCAGGCGAGGCTTGCCAACATGGACCCCGAAATTCGGGATGTCATCCAAGGGCATTCGCCGCGCACTGTCGGAGAAACCTATGGCGATACCCTCCCGGAGGTTTCGCTGCGAGAAATTTCCAAGCTGCCCCGGTTTGACATAGGCAAGCCCGATAAAGGTTGCTGACCATCGCGAGCAACGTCCCACAATAACCCGCCGAGCGCCGTGGCATGACTTGCGCCACCGGCAGGATTGTTTAGTTTGGAATTGCCCTTTGGATCGCCAAAGGGTGGGGCGTGGAAACCCCTCTGAGACACCTCGGTCGCCGTATTCGGAGGCCGGGTGGCATACGCGTATGTCCAACCGGTTTGACCGGCAAAGGCGTATGCGCTCGTTGTCTCAGCGGGTTTCCAACATCCGGCTTTGGCCGTCGCCTCAACAACGTGTGGTGGCGGACAAAGCGGAGGTTCTATGGATAGGGGATCAGAAAACTCTGATAGCTCTGCAACTAGAGAGAGCAACGGTGGGTCGCCGGTAGCAGGGCGGCTAAAAATCGGTGCTGTCATATGCGTGTTGATCACCGCATTGGTGGCTAGCGGGATCGCGTATCGTCAAAGCCCCGAATATTTGGCTGCCGCCGCGCGAAAGAAGGAGGATTTGCTGCGAGCCAATGCCAAAGCTAAGGAGGCCAACGAGCGCTATCTGGCTGAAACTCGGAAAATGGCGCAACTTCAAAGGGAGGTTGACCAGGCCGTAAAAGCCGCCGCCGACGCCAAGGTGAGGGCAGAACAGCGAAAAGGCTTCCACTGCCTCAATGACATAGATGGGTCGCACTGGGATATGCAGGCCGCCATAAAAGCGCGCCTCCGTAATCCAGGATCGTTCGAGCATGTTCAAACTGCTATCATGCCAGCGGAGCATGGAGAGCACCAGGTCATTATGACTTACCGCGCGCAAAATGGCTTCGGAGGGATGAACGTGGAGCAGGCAATCGGGGTATTGAATGCCGCCAGTTGCAAACTGATCAGGTTGGACGTTCCCGGCTGATGCGCACCAGCCAAGTTTAATTTAAGACGTAAGGGCATGAATTTGCTATGATGGGTCAAGTAGGGGTTATCCATCGTGGACGAAAAAATTAGACTTGTTCGTTATCTGGATAATATTGGTCGCATCCGTTTATCAGATAATTTTTTCCTTCGTGATTTTCTTCATAGTGAGATTGCCACTGCTTTTGGCATTGTGAATGTTCCAGATGATATTGATTTTGCCGTTGAAGCAGGTTCGCGCCTTTGTCAGCATTTGCTTGAGCCTATACATGCAACATTTGGCAAGGTGTGCGTCCGCTCAGGGTATCGTTCTCGGCAACTCAATGCACTGGGGCACCGCTTCCGATTGGGCTGCGCCAGCAACTCCTTTAACTATGCAAGCCATATTTGGGACGCGCGAGACGCAGCGGGCCGGATGGGCGCGACGGCAACCATCGTCATTCCTTGGTTCGTAGATTTCCTGGAGAAGGGCGGCGATTGGCGGGCCATGGCATGGTTCATCCACGATCACCTACCTTACTCGCGGATGAGCTTTTATTCCAAGCTGGGAGCGTTCAATCTCCAATGGCGCGAACAGCCGGAACGAAAGATTATGAGTTGGCGACATCCGAAAGGTGTTCTTATCCAACCAGAGGTAAGAGATTTATTTGATGACGGATATGATTACCGCGATAGCTTCCCTAGCTTTGTGGCCGCGAACCGGAATATTTAGAATGTGCTTTTGCTTCTAAGATATGCCTACTCGGTCGAACGCTATGGGATGCTTGTGGACCGTGACGCTCTCAACGAGATGGAGCAACAGCTTAACGAATATGTGAACGCCAAATATCGTGAACTGATAAGGCTAGTCCCTGCCGCCGTCCGCCGCCGCCATCTCCAGAAGGGATTGTCGCTGGGCAGGGATGCCTTTAAGCGCGACATCCTCTTCTCTAAGGACGGCTTTAACCTCAAGCCCCGCCTATTCACCAAAGGCACCAAAGACCTCGACAAGCACGAGCAGGTGCCGCAGGTAGGCAAAGATCATCTCACCTATTTCGTCAACGATCCGCGCCCTAACGTCGCACGCTTCTGCTCTGAACTGATCGCCTTTGGCGCAGCAGAAAAGATGCTATCCACCTACGTTGGCAATGAAGAGGAAGGATCAGGCTTCCACAAATATATCGCTTCCGACGGCAATATCTACCCGTCCTACATGCTCCACAGGACAGCGACAGGGCGCACGGCTTCTGCTTAATTGGTTTTGTGTATGCGGCGATGGCCTCGACTGGTTACAAGGGCGAGATTGTCTGGGTGATTATTGAGCTTGTCACCATCGATGTGATGAACATGAAGATCATCTGGTAGGTTCTCAATCTCAATTCCAATCATCTTTGCCATTATAATCCGATGAACGAAATACCGCTTCCCTCTAACTACTTCTGTCAAATAGCCACGACCATCGGAGCATTGTCCCTTATGGTTGGGAGGGTGCTTTCCAGAAGCGGGATTATTTTGACCCATCTTTGAAGCTGCATATCGGATAGACTTGAGGGTGCGCCGTTCATCCGCTGGGATGTCTTCTTTTACGATCTGAAGTGCTGTTCCAATCGTTACTTGGTTCCGAGATGCGATTTGAGTGAGTGTATGGCTGCTTCCTCGGTATGCCATGACGATCCGCCCGCGTGTTCTCGGTTGTGAAAGATGACGTTTTGAAGCGCTCATAAGTTTATCCGGAATATTGTTATAAATTTCCTATATCATAGAAAACTGAAGAAATAACTATCAATTTATTTGACGAATGATCTGCGATTTCGTATAAATTCTTAATGTCCATTTTGATTTTATAAGTAGGCAACATGTCGGCAGTCTTCGTCTCTTATTTGAGGGTGAGCACTGAACGGCAGGGCGTTTCAGGTCTCGGCCTTGACGCTCAGCGCGCCTCGATAGATCGTTTTGTTCATGCGTGTGGCGGGACTGTCATTGAAGAATTGACGGAGATCGAGAGTGGCAAGCGATCTGACCGTCCGGTGCTGGAGCAGGCGATAGCGTTGTGCCGGAGAAGGAAGGCCACGTTGTTAGTGGCAAAGTTGGACCGGCTAGCCCGCACTGTATCGTTCATAAGCCGTCTCATTGAGACGGGCGTGGATTTTGTAGCGGTCGATAATCCACACGCCAATAAGCTCATGGTCCATGTAATTTCGGCTTTTGCTGAGCATGAGCGTGACTTGATTGCAGGGCGAACGCGCGCAGCCCTTGTTGCCGCAAAGGCGCGCGGTATCACGCTGGGCAATCCGCGAATTGAGGAGGCAAGAGACGCCGCAGTAGCGTGCATCAGGAAGTCTGCCGATGGCTATTGTGCAAACATCGCCCCGATAATCGCGCAGATACGAGCGTCGGGCGTCAACTCCTTGCAGGGCATTGCTGATGCGCTTACGGCGAGAGGAGTTCGCACCCGAAGAGGTGGTCAGTGGCATCCGGCGACAGTCCGCAACATCGAACGTCGTTATTTCGCCGCTACGGGGTAACGATTGCAACTCGTTGCACCAATTGTTCCATTCCCTCGCGCGCGCGCGCAGGAAACGCGCATTACAGATAGACAAGTCTATCAACATTAGCCTAGTGGCGGTGTTGTAAATCTTGCTCCGCTTTTTCTGCCCAAAACCTGCTCAACTATCGATTTTCGCGTCTTCCTCACCTTCCATGCGCGGACGAACCTGTAGCAGCCGCCATTGGAAGAAGTTCTTTTGGTTACAGTTGGGGCAGAAGCACGAACCGAACTGGTCATATTTTAGGGTCATTAGTCCCCGGCGAGGAATATGAACAACCGTATCGCATTCGTGGCATATGACAGAGAACACGTCGGCTTCGAAACCAACGTCTTGTCCAACTATTTTAACGATGTATGTGTGCTGGCAATTGGGATTGATACAAGAGACTTGCTGGCCCTGATGAAGCAAAGATGCGCGTCGTTTGTTTTTCTCCCCGCACTCACAGACGAATGACACCTCCTCGCCGATGCCGGAGAAGGTCATCGTTGTCTTGGAAAGCCGTTCTAGCTCGCGACTGACCTCTTCCACTTTGGCGCGTATCTGTTCCTTGTCGCCATAGGGGGGTATATGGTCTTCCTTGTGTTCGGGTAGACGGACGTGCAGCGCAATCTTTGCCAGCGCATTCCACAGTTTTTCAATGATCCTTGGGTCGAAACCCACCTCTGTGCCGATCTCCACATATTCTTGTTCCTCCGGCTTCTCGCCAGGTCGTGCCGGGTTTCTTGATATGTGAAGCGTGCGTGTTTGCGTGGCGTGTTGATCCACCTCCTTCAACAGCGTGTTCACAATCTGTCGTGGCTGCCACTTCTTCAACTGGGCGTGCGAGATATAATCGTGGCATTGGCGGAGGCGATCATAGCATACCTTTTCGAGTGCAAGTCTGGCTTCGAGGGCGGCGTATGTCACGCTTGCGTCAGTATCCTCAGCAAGCAAGGCGGCAATGCGTTCGATTATCGGCGGCAAGTTTATCAT